CACTCTCTCCGTCGTCGGCAGCGTCAGATGTGTATAAGAGACAGCTCTAATACCGATAAAAAAATATTGGAGATAGGGATAGCGCTAGGCCTAAAGAGCGCCATATCATGTATATTTGGTTCATTATTAAAAGATGATTGCAATATAAAAGATGAGATAATTGATATATCTAAACATATAAAAGAAAAATTAATATCAGATAATCATGGATAATAAACAACTTTATAAAATAACGTTGACAAGGGAACAGCTAATGCTGATATCCCAATGCGTGGAAGACATCAGTAGATTCGCCGCTGGCGACATGGACCTACAACATACGACAGATACGTTGATAAATGATATGGATGGAGCGGAAACGCTAGGGATAAGAAGCTTTATAATCAATAACTCACGAGCGATAAGAAGAAGACTGTTCCCTGATCTTGGGGATTATGAGCATATAGGATATGATGGGGGTAGTAAGGATAAGATAAATAGGAAGAGACTTATCGGTAACACCTACCAGATATATAGGTCGATATTACATCAGTTGGCCATTGACGAGAATTGGAATAACGTGTATAGCGGTATTACGTTACCTTCAGGTGATATGGGAACAATTAAAGTGGAGAGGGTTGATGATGAACGGGAAAGTAAGGGCGTTTAACGGGGATATGGGTATGGCGATGTCCGTATTCAAGGATATGGTAGGGAAGGTAAGATTTGTTTTTGCCGACCCTCCTTATAAGATAACCCAGGCAAGATACGACAAGGAGGGATTTGATTATAAGGCGATGTGGGAGGTAATCCAAAAAATGCTGTGTCCGTACGGGGTGGTAGCCGTCACCTGTTCCCTCACGGCGGCGGTCGAGATCATGAGGGTCGCCCCAGCGGGATGGTACCGGTACGACCTTGTTTGGCATAAGACTACCCCTACCGGTTTTCTTAACGCCAAGAAAAATCCATTAAGAAATCATGAGTTGATACTTATCTTCTCACCTATGCCACTTGGGAAGCATACATATAATCCCCAAAAGACTTATGGTCATGTCAGGAAAGTATCCAAGGCCTCCAGTAAAGTGGGATGCAAGGAAACGGAATTATATGGCAAAGCCGGTCTCACTACATACGATAGCACGGAGAGATACCCGCTATCGGTCATGACATTTAAGACAGACAGGCAAAAATCAGCCATCCATCCCAACCAGAAGCCGGTGGAGTTACTAAGATACTTGATACGAACATACACGAATCCGGGAGATGCGGTAATGGATCCGGTAGCCGGGAGCGGAACGACAGGGATAGCGGCTTACGAGGAGGGAAGGGACTCCCTGCTTGTGGAGATAGACCGTCAATTCTTTGATGAGATGATAAACAGATTTAATAACAATAACATTAAAATGGATAGAATATGAATAAGATTGAAGAACTGGAAAAACAGTTAAACGAAGAAATAAGCAAGATACAAGTTAATCTAAAGGAGAAGCACAAATGGATTGTTGGAAAATATGTCAAATATAATGATTCTCTTATAGCAAGAATAGATGATATACATCATATTCCTATGCTTTCTAAGAATGGCTATACAAATTATTTAAAATCAGATGATTTTATTTTCGTAAACGGCACTGTAGTTCGTTACTCTGTCAATAGTAATTGCTATTCTTTAGCAAAAGAAAGAATACAAGTGCAGATAAAAGACATAATAGATATGCCTGATGAGGAATTTGAGAATCTGGTAGAACGGTTGTTCAGTGAGGCAAAAAAGAACTTACTATGAGCTTATTTGTATGCGCTAAATGCGGTTGCATTGATAATACCGCTACGTCTAGTTACTGGATGTTGACAAACGAGTATATGGTGGACAAATTCGAGTATGCCAAGGAACTACAGCCGTACAAGGGCAGGGGGCTGTGCAGCGAATGCGGGAGGCTGGCTACCAGCCCTGACGGCCGTGATGTCGTGGTGCCCGGAAAATGGCACGGGAAGTTCCCGAAGAAGAAAGCTACCGAAGAGCAGATGAAGAAAGTAGGATACAAAAATTTAATAAGATAAATAAAGAGAATATGGCAATAATAGGAATAGATTTCGATGGGACATGCGTGACAGACTTATTCCCTTATGTAGGAGACAATATCGGAGCCGCTAGCGTATTGAGGAAACTAGCTGATAAGAATCTTCTGATATTATATACGGTAAGAGATGGTAAATATCTACAGGATGCCGTGGACTGGTTTAAATATAATCATATCAATCTGTATTCGGTAAACTACAATCCTGAGCCAGTATCATCATCACCAAAATTGTATTGTGATTATTATATAGATGATAGGAATATCGGCACTCCACTTACGGATAAAGGATATGTTGATTGGAATAAGATGTTGGTGCTATTAAGGCAAAAGAACTTATTATGAAGATAATAAAAATGAATATCAAAAGATATAAGGAGATTATAAGAAAAAAGGATATACTAACACGATCCTTATCAGAGGCTCGTAAATTAAACAAATCAATAATATGGGAATAAAATATCATACTAGAGCGGAGATCGAATGCACCCCGGAAGAATGTAAGCTGATTGACTCATTAAATAGATTAGCGAAGAAATGGGAAAAGGACGGCAAACGTCTTTGGTTGTATTCCGCTAGTGGAGTTCTTACCGTTATGATGCATGGTGATAGGGAAGATAACCCTATGCCTGAGATGCTTCCTAACGCAGGTACGAATCCGGATAATATTATAACTACAGTTTTAGGAATAGATAATGATGGAGGAGATTGGTAATGATACGTGGAAATAAGTTATACATAAATATCACAAACCATTGTGATGTATGTTGCCCATTTTGCTGTATGAAATCAGATGGCAAAAAGCAATCATTCATGCACTTTGATACTATCCATAAAATCATGAAAGATATGGATGCACAATATATAGTGCAATTAGAAGGAGGAGAACCTACCACACATCCACAATTCTATTTGCTCATGGAATATATCTCCACGCTCGAAAAGGTGGAAGAGATCGTGATAGACACCAATGCCTTAACGCTCGACAGGCATATCGACAAGATCGCCGAAATAGCGGTAAGGAACAAGAAGAGGATAACCGTGAAGTTATCTTACAACACTTACCTTAAAACGGTATTCAGCCATAAGTTTGTCATTAAATTCGCCAATTATCTCAAGAACATCATCTCGGCTTGTGAGTTTATATCATATGTGAATTTTGCCATAAACGTAAGAGGATATACCGATAAGGAGCTAGATACGCTTAAGGACGAACTACCGCAAGAAATGATAGACATATCAAGCTTCCACCTATTCAACTCCTACGGCAGGGCTGAAAATGACAAATCTCTTCCATCTTTGAGGATAAACGACGTGTATGACGAATGGCGTTGTTACGCTTCTGATGGCGAGTGTTTTGGACGTGACCTTGAAAAGAGGGCAAAACATGAATCTAAATTATAATAAAATGAATGCATTGAAATTTCAAAATATACGAGAGAAGAGGCAAGAATGCTTCAATGTTGACGAATATACGTTTAATGATTTTGATTTTGACGGGAAAAGGCGTAAGGTATATTCAAATGTCAACCTAAGTATCTTTACTGACGATTACTGCAACGCCAATTGCAAATTCTGTGTTGCCCAGCTTAGGTTCGAGAACAAGGGGAAAATGTATAAGAAAAGCAGGATAGCGTCTGATGATGAGTATCTGTCCAGACTTGACGATATACTTAACAGACTTAGACCGCTTAATCCTTCAATATCAATCACAGGAGGGGAGCCTACAAAATCAAGAAGACTCGTGCCAATTCTGGGACTTATCGAAAAATATGGCTACAGGAAAAGAACATTGACTACAAACGGATCAGGTCTGTTTGATATCGTAGAGAATAAACCAATACTGCAACATATTGCGGATAATCATTTTCAGCATCTCAATATCAGTAAAGCTCATTTTGATGAGGATACAAATAAACGCATTATGCAATACGAGAACGGATATTGTAGCAACGATGATATTTACCGTATAGCTATATTCGCTAAAGCCAACAATCTGCGTCCACGCATGAGCTGCTTGTTGCTGAAAGAGGGGATAAATGATATGGACGGGATTATACGTTATCTTGACTATTATAATAGCCTTTGTATCGACAACGTTATATTCCGTGAGACGATGGATTATGATGAGCGCGCAATGAGAAACCATGATAAAATGGCTTATCTCAAGGAGAATAAGGTATATCTGAATGATATATGGAAGTGTATCGATAAAGACAATAGATTTACTCCTATAAAACAACTACTTGGTTACTACTATTATGTGGAGGTATATAAATATCAAAACATAGATATGGTAAGCGAAAGCGCAAACCTAGTAAAGCTGTATGAGCAAAAACAAATTGCCAATGACGTGGTGTTTGAAATGATTTTTCATCCAAACGGCAACCTTAATGGGAGTTGGGTAGATGATGAGGATATATTACTTGCGTATAATCCCTATAAATCCTAAAGACCGTCTTATGCTAAAAATTAAAATAGAGAATTATAATTTATGAAAATAGGAGAACAGACAATAGTATTTTTAGCCGTGAACAAAAACGGTGACGAGGTTATTCTTAACAACGCCCCCGCTCGGCAAGGAGAGATATGGACGGATGAGAGATCGGCGCATGACGATGAGTATTTTTCCGTCGAGGATCATAATTCGGCGATCGTACTCCCAAAAGGTACTATCCGTAGATTAACAGGTAGGGACTTGAAGTGGGAGGACGATCCTATATCTCTTAAATCCGTCATCGAGGAACTTCTTCATGTGGACATTGAATTTTATAAACAGAAGATAATAAACTTCGTAAAATGGATATAATGCCTCATTGTCTAAAACCTTAGTTTTATTAACTTTTAAAAATTACAAACATGAAAAAAGAAGAAAAGAAATTTGTAACAGAGTATCAAATCAATGGCAAAAAGTATGCCGGTGAAATATGGGCAACCTCATGGGAAGAAGCTGAATGTTTTATAAAACAAAGAGCTTCTACCGAAAAGGCTGTTGGGTTTATTCCTAAAGATTAATCATTTATACCACATCCAAAAAACAGATATTATGGCTACTAAAAAACAGATATTAGAATCAGATGAATTACTTCAACAAAAAAAAAGAGCTTATCATCTTTCAGATGAAGGATTCGAGGAATATAAAAAGTTCTTGTCAGATCCCGATCAAAAGAAATTTTGTTTCAAGGGATATTATTATGTAGAGGTAAAGGAGCAGGATGATAAAGAGCTATTAGGAGCAATGGGACGAGTAGTATATGAATAAAGTAAGGTAATTATATATCATTTAAATTTTGAATCATGAAAAAATATAAATTGTTAATAACAGATTTAGATGGGACACTGATTGAAACATTGTCAGGAGATACATTCCCTAAAGGTATATGGGATATGAAACTCAAACTCTACGTATTTGAGGCTATCAAAAATTACGCTCCTGATGATATACTAATCATATCAAATCAGGGAGGTATAGAAAAAGGATTCGTGGACAAAGAGATGTTTGAATATAAATTCGATTACATATCAAACGCCTTGGAAGATTACACGGATATATCCGTAAGTGCTTATTACTGCGAAAGCAATAATAAACGCAACGTCAATAGGAAGCCGAATATAGGGATGATAAAAGAGTATATGGATTTCATCGAATACATGAATAACGATGAAGATGAGGAAGAAAAGATCGTATACGATACTATCTTGATGATCGGGGACGCTTCCGGGAAAGAAGGGCAGTTCTCCGACTCCGATAAGAAGACGGCGGAAAACTTCGGGTGTGAGTATATGGATGTGGATGATTTTGTGTATAAGTATAAGGGCTGATAACAGTAGAAGGATAGGGTGATAATCTCCTATCCTTCTATTATTTTAACCAAACATCTTGCCTCCGAACCAACAAAGTTTTTGCCATTTTGGGTAAAAACCTTATAATCAATATCATCTACCTCCCTCTATCAAAATACCAATTAGCGTCCTCTCCGGACTCGTCCTTATTCCTACCACCTAGAAAGAATCCCATCGTCATGCCGTTGGTCATCAACCAGTAGTCGGACGTCTGTTTAATATCCCTAGCCGTCTTGATATTATACCATTGCTTACCAAACGAGAACTTCATGAGCTGCCTCCATAGCTTGCTCTCGCCCTTATACACGCCGGTCTGGACGGTAGCGAACGGATCCCAATTCCGAGGATCGGTGAGATCACCTAGCTTCCGGGCCGTAACCAGCGGGTCTTGTAACATATCTATAGCGTTAAGCTCCATGAACGGGGATGTCTGGGAAGCGATCTCATTGATCGTCCTGAATCCTATATAGGTAATGAACTGCCCGAACCAACTATCCTCATTATCCTCCCTGTATCCCATCAACGCCCGTCCTATGGCTATCATGGTAGCGAATACCGCCATATTAACAAGCGATCGCTTGATGTTGGTCTGCTCATAAGGATTAAGACTATGATATTCTTTCAGCACGTCATGTATTTCCCTCATCCTGCCTTCTGACATCATATTATAAATATCCCCGGCGAATCTCCATAACGTTCTCATATATCCTTCCTCGAACTGGTTGGTCTGGAAATTGAAACCGGCTTTCTTATACGCCCGCTGCACGGCCAATATAAACCATCCACGATGAGGCAGCACCATATTAAGGATAGCGTTCCGGCTAGCCCCCACCCGGTTCTGCTCGTTCAAGGCGCCGTCGCAGATCTGCACCATACTTCTGACCCTACTAGATAATGTAGGTATGTATCGGTCTATAATATCCTTGTTAGCCTCGTTCTTAGCCACGATCTTTCCATCCTTGACGTCTACCATGTTCCACATAGAATAATCCCTTAAACGCTCCCAATCGCGTTTAGCCTCGTTAGCGGACATATTCCTGTCCTTCATCATCATCTCCTTGAAATTGGAGTATGACCAGAACTGACCCTCGTATAGGCGGGTATCATCCATGACCGAGATAATAACCTGCGGATCCAACGGGGAGTTAAGAACCTCCATCATCTTAAACGGCAGGTCCCGGAATAAGGTTCTCCAGATCTTGTTGTACGCCGCCGATCGTACACGGTTGCGGACATTAAACACACCTAGGGCCTCTCCAACGACATATAGCTTGTTGGTACGGTTTATGTCCCCGATCTCAGACACGTACGTACTCAACTGCTTCTGGGCTTCCCCATAGGCGTATTTCATGGAATCCTTGCTTATATACTGCCCCACCATACCCTCCAAAAGGAAGTTGGCCTGCCCGGTAAGGGCGCCGGTAGCCGCCACGAACGGGGAGAAGCCTAAGTTGGATTTGGATACGAACTTAGTAAACATAAGAGCTAGCTTATTAAGGTCCACCTTATAGCTTCCTACGTTCCATTCTATACGTTTGTTATTTATCCTGACATCATAGATACTGGCGTTAACCCAATCTTGAAACATCCTATAGGCATGCGTTGCCTCTGGGTTCTTACCGCCGTCGTATTGTGTCTCCAGCATCATGTTCCTGTATCCCATGACATCATCCAAAGCCGCTCTCTTATGCTTGTAAGCGGCTGCTTGTAAGGATAACATGGAATAGGAGTACGCGAAATCATGAGATACGTCATCGGCATTCTCTAGCTTACTCAGATAGTACTTGGGGATCATGCGATATTTGTTATCGTTCTCATCAAGCTCTCCTAGGTCTTGCCCTTGACCGTGTATAGGGTCATCCACCCTCTCGCCAACAATATCACGCACGGCGTTGCCGATGGCCGCCTTCGGGTCAACCCCGGCCTGCACCATCCTCTCCACGCCGCCCTTGGATATTTGTGGTATCTGATAGATGTTCCTGAACCGCTCGTCATAATCCTCCATAGCCTTACGGCTTATGTTAAGCAGCTCCTTCCTCATCTCCCACTTATCCTTATTGATCGTAGCTTCTTCCCCTTCGTTGGTAATACCGTATTTCTTGAAAAAAGCCTCGTTCTTGTACTTATCAAACCTAGGCGTATGATATCCATAGCCCAGATCGGGATTATAATTAGGATTACGGAAAGAACTCTCGGCATCGGCCTCTTCTAGCCACTGGTTATTGATCGATAAGTCAATCATATTAATATCGAACCCGAAACGGGATACGCTCTCTTCATTTGATATACCATTTTCCATGGCATCAAAGAACTCGGATACCTTATACGTACCGTTATTTATCTTCCTAACGAAATCAGAATATCCCTTGGGAGAGTATTTTCTCATATAAGGATATAGCCGAGTTCTGGCGTACTCGATAAGTATACTATTAGCCTTACCCATAGCTATATCATTAGCCAGCTTATCACTGAAATCAGGACCGTATTTCTTTCTTAAGAACAATGTCTCTATGAACGTCCATGACGGGTTCTTCCGGGACAGCTTGGCGGCCATCCTATCCACCTGACTCCGGGAGCGGGCGGACATATGCTCCTTGGCGAACTTAATCTCATCCATACCCTTGTCGTATGTCACGGCATCCCTTAACGCATTACGGTAGGAATCTGTAACGCCACTCTCCACCGTATCGGGCATATTCATCTCAATATCCTCAGCGGAAGCGGCGGCGTTAATAACACTCTTGGCCTCGGCCAGACGGTCGTATAGCTCGTTTATCTTCCTTAATGACGATGACCCACGAAGACGATCGAAATCATACTCTCCATATCTGGTACTGTCCCGGTACTGAATAAGCAAAGGTCTTAACTGATCGTTGATCTCATTTATTGTTGCCATCGCCTCCTCTACCTTCTCTATCCTTGATGATGATACAGATTGCTCCGTGATCTTATCAACCAGATTCTCGTAATAATCACCCTCCTCGGATCCCCACATATCCTTAGAGAAACCAAGATGACCGCCAGCCAGCAGGAACTCGAACGCCGCCTTACCGCCCTCTGACCGCTCTATCCCGCGAAGTATCTCCTTGAATTCCGCGGAAGCCTTACGACCCTCGTTGGTATTCCCGAACTCCTCGGTCCATGCCTCGTCCCATGCCTTGATCTCCTCGGACATCATCAACGCCTCGGACCCCTCTTCCTTTGGTGTACCGTCGGAATACCACTCGCTCTTGGCTATAGCCCTATCACGAAGGATATCCAGATAAGATCTCCATGCTATAGGATCGGATTGGAATGCCGACCAATCCACTTTCCCGTCTTTCACGAATTTATCCATAGCCACATATCTACTCCTGCGGATACGGGACATGAAATCGGATGTAGCTTGTGATACCCTGCGACCCAGCCTTTCCTCTACCTTCTTGTTCACATTCTCGATCTTATCGTAATAAGCCTGCACCATAGGTTTCTCACGATTCTCATCCAACCACCTATTTATCGCATCTAGATATCGTTGCTGATCCTCGAATGTCATGGCCGAGATATCAAAATTCTGGATACTTGGCTTGAATATATGATTGACCTCCTTTGTAATAGGTTTATCACCATCATACCCTACGATATCATCACGAGTCTTGACCTTAAGCCCCTTATCAGATAAAAACATGTCGATAAGCTGCTTCTCGGTCTTACCAGTAACCTTTTTAAGATCATATATATCAATAATAGCTTTCGCCTGCTCTGTCCGATACAGTAAATCGTATTTGGCGAAATCACGGGACGAATCAAGGTAATCAGAGTTCTTACCGTTTATCTTCTGTATAAGATCCTCATTATCCTTTATCCCCCATCCACGCTCTTTCATCATCTTCGTCATCTTATTGATATTAGCCACGCCCTCAACATGAGCGTCGTTATAAGCCTTGGCAAGACGTTGCCCTAACATGCCTAAGATAGCGTTCCCGCTATGTTCTAACGTCCCGAAAAACCGGGACATGACATTGATATCCTTATGGATGTTATTTATCAACTTCTTTATCCCATTCCAATATCTTTCCGGGATATTAAACATCCGGAGCTGTCCATCCAGCCAATCCTCGTTACGATCGCTACGAAGGGCGTTTATATCAGACATAGATGTCTCAGCCACCCGCAATATATCATCCATATCCTCTACCATGCCAACCTTGTTGTTGCCATAATAATCCGACGCCTGATTATTGACGAATCCACGAAGATTCCTAATTAACGGTACTATCTCCCCATATACGTTATCGATAACCTGTATCGTCTCATAATCCAATCCCTTGTCGCTCTTACGCAAGCTACTGGCAACAGTGACCAAATACTCCACCTCAGCCTTGGCGGTCGCTATGACACTCTTGGTGGATAACAGGTTGTTGTTTTTATTAAGCTCATCCCCGACTTGTCTCACCTTCTCGCCTATATCACGAAGAAGGGAGATACTCTCACCGATCCTCTGGCTTTGGCTTGATCTCATCCTCTGCAATCTGGTGTATAGCCTTTCCAATGACCTACCGTTCTTGATCAACTTATTAGCCACGTCAACGTCCGATAACGAGTACATGAGATGATCGCTATCCTTTAGCAGAAGCACGTCAAAGGCGCTTGGATCATCAGCTAACGCCGACTCCTTTATCCTGTCAAGTACCTTATTTAAATCCGATCTTTGGCTGGAGAAGAAATTACGTATAGCTCGTACCATCCTGCCAAACAATGAGAGCTGGGCGTCCTCGGACGAGGTCAGATCCTCTACCGCCTGTTCCATGCCCGGCACGAACCGCTGGGCCAACGTCTTACCTAGGATCTCCCGCTTCACCATCCGATCCAGCTCCTCTCCTTGGTATTCCTTCCCATACACCTCATAGTAACGACCAGCGAACTGATTCCATAACGACGTGCCGACAATAGAATCCAGCACCTCGTCAATCTCCTGTTGGTTACGATAAGTATCGACCAAGAAATGAGCCACCTCCTCATTGAGATCCTCTACCGTAGCCCCCTCAGCCAAGGCGATAACCCCATTGGCCATGTCAGATAACGCCCTAGCCGAAGGATCCACGCCATTACGCATCTTATACTTATCCATATACTCAGACATACCCATCACACGGATACCTAACGTGGATAAGATATTGGTGATATCGGTTCTATTCTGGAGATCCTCCGCCTTCTCGTTCTCGATAACCCCACGGACATTGCTTCCGTACAAAGCGTTATCCTCCATCATCAACGACAAGGCTAGCTCCATGAATCCATCATACTTGTTATTAAGCTCCTCAAACTTACCTTGCCTTAACATACCCTTGATCTCCGATCTGCTTACCGTAACCTTCTCCCCGGACGTAGTGATAAGATCAAGATCATTACTTACCTCCGTATCAAAACCTATAGAACCCAATACGTTCATTTCGGAGGACTGACTTCCAAATCTATTTTTAAGGCTAGAGAAGGCATCCATAGCGTTATAGATCTTAAGACCATCAGAATTGCCGGCTCCAGTAAGATAATATCTATCCCCTAGCCTTATACGTTCCCCACTCAACATACCTTTCTTGATAAGGTAATTAACAAACCCTCCACGGGTGCTTATATTAGAGTCTGAGCTAATACCAAGGATCGGGATGAATGACTCGCTGTTATTAAGGGTTATTGAGGAAGAGCCAAAGGAGATGTCAGTCGTGCCGGACGGGACGTCGCTCTCCTCGACACTGCCGACCAAGAACCCGGCCTCGACCCGCCCGCCGGACGATCCTTTTATGGCGTTGGCGTAAGAGTCGTGTATCTTGCCGTCATCCGATCTAAAAAACAGGCGAGGCTCACCGGAATCATATACCAATCTTGAAGATGGAGGAGTATAATTCTCAATATCATTTAAAGGCAAGACATTGCCAGAAAATATGATCTCCCCATCTATACTTCCGCCCTTCACCCTAATATTAGGACGTTGCCCGGCAAAAGCGCCTTCCACGGCCTTCCATAACATACGGGCTGTTTCCTTAATATCTATATTCTCCCTGATAGCCCTTATATCATCCCATGACGCCTCTTTCAGTATCGTATCGCCAATATTATCCTCGTTTATGGAATCCAAATCCACCTCCTGTACCGTGGATGTATCTACCACCGCCATATCATTGACATCACCTACCTCGCCGGAAGTAAGATAAGCCACGACATTGTCGCTATTCCCAAGGCTTCTGGCCAACGCCGGGGCATCCATATCGCTTATGGCGGACAAGACTTTGGCTGACATAAGCTGCCCCCACTCGCTAGCGCTAAGTCTGGCACTTATGGATCTGGCCGCCTCCTTATTCCTTGGCACGGATCTCGTCCAGTCCCCTAACTTAGACCTGAACTTGTCGTTATAAATAGTCATATAAGCCTCAGCGGCCTTATTAAGGTCACTTACGGCGGCTATACCCGCTATCTTATCGAACAAGGTGGATACCTCGCCGGAAGGGGTCAAGACACGGGTTATCTTACCCTCCTTATTCCTTTTAATTACGCAACTCGACATAACTTCATGTTTTTGACAAAGATAAACAAAAAGCCCCCACAAAAGAGCGGGGGCTAATATCCAAACGCGAGAAGATGATCATAATATCATCCAATCGGTAGCCAGCATATCAGTCTGAGATGCTAACCAGCCATTTACGATAGTATCATCAGCGGCTTTCATACACAAATAAGCCGTGAACTTGATCTTGTCCGTTTCCGAGTCACCATAATTATTAGCAACCCATTTCTTTACTGCATCAGGTAAGGATTTAACCTTATTCACGACCATGTCTGTAGACAAACAGTCTTCAGGACGCTGAAAAATAAACATACCTTTTCCATTCCATCCCTCACGGCAAGCCAGCTCTCCTTTCTTCACAGCCTCAATAGCCTCTCCAAATGTCAATCCTTTATCATTCATGATTGTAATTATTTTAATTAAACAAATATAGGTAAAAATAATCATTATTCTTCAACTTTCCCTAACACGACATCCGATATACATCTGGCACACCATCCTACCATATAAGCTATAGGCTCTTGATTGTCAGCATGAAACTTGATCCCTAACTCGCTAAGAATATCCATAGAGACATGAAACGCCTCGTGAGAGATCATAGACGGATCAACATCCTTGTCATCTATCCACACGACAACCAGTTCCCCGTATTTACCGGTATCCTTAAATCTCACCATAGGGAAAGTAGTCATGGATGGCTCCGATCCCACCTCCATCTCAATCTCAATCTCAGAGTCATCCCTTGTCGTAAACCTGTCTATAACATCCTTTGGCTCGCACCCTTTCATCACGAACAAGCTCCTCGGATATATCTTAGGATCAAACTCATATACTATTTTATCCATTTTCTTTTCACCATTCTTTCTAATATTATGTTTCCCAAAAATAGGATCACGTGGATCCTTTTTTGGATTATAGCTAAACACCTTATCAGTTAATTCTTTAAGTTGATTATTCATCTCCATAAGTCTTATAAAACGATCATTCGTGTATGCCTTAAACTCATAAACAGGCAACCCGGAAGAGCTGGATATCTCAGCGGAAGGGGATACGACTATAAAATCCCCATCATTAATAACTATGTGCTTATTATCACGCTCCACGGAATAATATCCATTTTCTTCTGTAACAGATATACCAAAACGTTCTATAGCCTTATTGATATTCACGATATCATATGAATGAAATTTGAATACCTCCGTATTTAAAGAATATATCATAACTCTCTTAATTTCCCTATAACCTCAAAACACATCTTACACTCAATCCTACGATACAACTGCCTTACGCCATCTATCGTAGTCCAATAACGACCACCCTCACGGTGTAGGAACTCGCTCATAACTTTAGTGTCAGCCACATCATGTAAATCATATGAACTGAAACATAACTTACATATATCGTCAAGATCAAAATAAGTAACCTTATTATACGATATACAACGGATTTGTCCTCCATCAGGAATCTGAACATCGAAAACATCTATCTTCTCCATATTAAAAATAGAGGGATACCGATCCCATCACAGACCTGTATCCCCTTATAATAAATTAGCGACGAAAAGCATGGTGATGGACATGCGCCACAAATGTAATTACATTTTTTGTAAAAACAAACAATTGTAATATTTAAATGTCACGAATAAGCCTTACACTATAAGCGTCACCTTTATACGCTCTGCTTGCAATACCGCTATCGGTATATATCCTCCATCCATATCCACTGCTATTCTCCGAACTAGACCAATACCTGCCATTAGCGTCAAGCTGTTCTCCACCAATAGCGGATAGTGCGTTATTTACACTCGTCAAATTCATCCATATTAACGCAAGTTGTGGTAATGATGGAATATACCAATCATCAAAACCCTTAGCGTCAGGACTAGCTAAAAATGTGTTAAGCAAATACCCCATTGTGGGATAATAAACTTGTAAAATACCGGAGTCAATCACGCCCTTTAGCACTTCAGAATTAGATTTCCCTTCCCAGTCTGATAATGCTCCCGATGTCCATAAATTAATATCAGGAGAGAGTTTGGGATTCTGATAGTATTTACATGATTCTGATCTTAGGCAACCGCTTTCATTACTGCCATCCACATTTATATAACTTGTAATGCCAGCCTGATCGATACCATTTCCACCCCAATAAAAATATTTATTATTACCATCTGACCATGAGTTTTTATAGCTTTCATTAGATGTCTCATTCTTTTCAATCATGAATTTTTTACCTTGATCATCCAATACAATCCCTATACAGTCTAATGATGGGATATCTGTTACACCTCCGTCAGGTTTAACATAAGATATTATACCTTTATCCATGCATGCACATGGGGCATTGCTCTTCAACACCCCATACACCCGGTTGTCGCTAGTCAACCATCGTTTGCCGTCACTGGTCACATAAGCCTGACGACATCCTTCTTGGTTTACGGTAAGCGTCTTCTTAACACCTTTAGATGTTGTTATCTCTAACTCAAGAGTTCGATCAAGACCTTTATTCATCACCGATCCAAAGGAAACCGCCGCGTCCCCACTCCCGGCTCCCGGACTGACGGTCAGAGGCTGGTCCGTTACCTCGCCTACCCCGTCCTTCCAATTAATATTCAAATCATTAGCCATAGTTGTATTATTTTTGTTCTATTGCAAAGATAGCAAAACAAATAAACCCCAACCGGCTTTAGTCGATCGGGGTCTGAGTAAGCGAAAAGAAACTGATTATCGTCCCATCATTCTCAATACGGTTCTAGCCGCAGCTTGCGCCCATGTCCAGCTGTCATTAGATGTTACGTTAACCGTCTGTTGAGTACCATTTACATCCAAGTTAATAGTCTCCTTGTCAAGCTCGATAGTAGAGTCTCCAGCGGCTTGCGTTACCGTCACGTTGGCTGTCTGGCCACCATCGGCAGTTACCTTCAATGTAGCTGTCAGTTCCTCGATCGTGACGTTGGCCGGTACGTTCGAGATCGTGATGCTCCAAACGAACTCGCCAGCGGCTCCGGGATCGTCGGCGATAACCGCTCCGTTAGCCGTAGTCTTTCCAGCCGCCGTGTAGTTAGTAGGGAGTTGTAACGTAAGCCCGTTCTCCTCAGCCGGCGTGACCGCGAACGTAAGCTTAGTACTGTTAGACTTACCGGTGATGGTAACATTACCACCTGTCTTTTGTACGGAAGCGTTAGGGCTGTCTGATCTTACCACCTCAGCAGCCGCTGCCTGATTAACTACCAACGCCTTCTTAGCCCCGCCGTTCGTGGTGACCGTAAGGTTGATAGTGCGTTGAAGACGACCGGTGTGTTTATCACCGGAGAAATTAACCGCCTGATCTCCTGATCCTGATACCGGGTCTACGGTTACGAAACCGAATTTTTGTGATGCCATACTTAAATATATTTATAAATGTCCTTTTATTATGCCAAAAATAACTTATATAATGTTAGCCATAAAATATGGGGGGGGGGTAGATCGCACTACGGCTACACCCGCTCCACGTACAGACCTATTAAATCCTGTAGATTATGGCTGAGAGGAGTTCCGCTATCCCTAGTACACTTATACACATCAGCGTTCTGAATGTAATACTTATCCTTGAATATCTCCATTGGAGGGAAATACGGGATAGGATCCCCTATAGTACCGGCATGTTCCTTATCAATAACCTTATACAAGGAAGCCGTATTTAGTCCGGGTTCCCATTCCTCCGACAGCGTATGTTGTTGGATAACCTCATAAAGGATATCCGTATCCTCCTTAACCACCCTAAGACAAAATCCGGTATCCACGGATAGCCCGAACTCCGCCCCTTCTTGTCCCCATATGGGGAATAGGACCTTAACATCCAATTTATCGTTAGAGGATAAGGATAAGTCTTTATTATTAACCACCATTCTAGAAAATTTTACAGCCACCTTCTGAGGATCAGAGGCGTCCTTCTCCTTCGCCTGTTGCTGGATGTATGCTGTGGTGACACTTATCTTGTCTGGATATCCGGATTGGACATCAATAGCCCTTACCTGCTCTACGGTAGTGGCTAGATTGATCTGCTTTTGCTTGTCCCCTAACGCCGACATAAGATCATTATCATACTTATCCATCATCCCGATCAAGATCTTGCCTTCCGTTATATCGAATTCCAGACCCATGATCGTTATCTTGCCAGCTATAGCCCCATCAGACAAGGCGTTACGTCTATCATGTTCAGGAATATAGATATTCTGATCATCCAAGAAGAACTCATATAGATTTCCGGTCTCATAAGTTCTTGTCTCCTCGTATTTAACTGATTTCTCCTCATTAAGAAGCCTTGACTCATCCAGCTTAGCCTCGATAATTTCCTTGACAGTAGCTTTAGGATTAGCCTCCTTGAACGCCAGTTGCTCCTCCCCAAGCTCTATCCATGGGGCGGGAATACCTTTGGAGTAATCATCATAACTATAGCCCTTGGCGTAATTATCGTCAAGAGGCTCATCTTGAACCAACATCTTGGGATATATCTCCCTGTTTATATATGTAAAACTCATAGCTTATTAATCTTGTTCTTTAACGGCGATGCTATACTTGCCTGAAGCGTAACACCAGATATTTATCTCGAAAGGCTTGTTAGCCGTAGTGGTTATAGAAGTTCCGCTCATGCTGACATAATCCCCGGAATTAGGTATCGCTTGGGTGAAAGCCGCTGAGGGGACACACCTGATCATCAGCTCCTCCCCTACCTGCATCCCTGACTGCACGGATAGGGTGGTAGCGGCTGATAACGTAGCCGTGATACTTCTCTTGCTAATAGGCAGGTGAGCTAATGTCGTGACCGTATTAACTCCTATAAGCCTGTTCATGGTCTTCTTGTCAGCCGCCGCCATCAACCCGTTAGTAGACTCGTTGGCTACGGCGTATGTCGTGTTAGGAGGTGTAGCCCAAGTGCCATCTCCACGCATGAAACTGGATGTGCTTCCATTAAGCTGTCTCAATAAGCCGTTAGCTGTAGTAGAGGCTAATCCGTATGTGGTATTGGTAGGCACTACCCACGTACCATCACCACGAAGAAAAGATGCCTGCTTGCCAGCGGCTGGGGCCGGTACCAATCCCGCAGCACCAGCCGCCGAGGCCGTAGCCGCCTTCATATTGGCGTAGGTAGTATTCGTATCCTTATAATAGGGGATACCACCGACAATAGGACAAGCCGTATATCCAGAGGCGTTTGTCACGGTACTGCCGTTCTTGACCAATCCTGTGGACCCGTTAGCTCCTACAACACCATACGTTGTATTAGTATCCGTCCAAGGCACGTTAACATACATCTTACCACTACTATCCAACTCCACCGGATAATTCTTGCCATTCTCCGAATATCCGATCATCACCAATCCTAAGGTCGTGGTATTAGCCTTAGCGTATGTGGTATTTGTCGGAACCACCCATGTGCCATCACCACGAAGGAAAGAGGTTTGCTTGCCAGCAGCCGGAGCGGGTACCAATCCCGCCGATCCAGCGGCTGAGGACGTCGCTCCACCCATGTTGCTATATGTGGTATTAGGAGGCGTTTGCCATGTCCCGTCACCACGAAGATACTTGGCTTGCGCTCCGGCAGCCGGCGCAGGCACCAAGCCGGCCTTTCCCGCCGCTGAGGCAGAAGCGGCTCCCATATTGGTGTATGTCGTGTTGGTATCCGTCCACGGGACATTCACATACATCTTACCGTTTCCGTCAAGAACTACCGGGTAATTCTTCCCGTTAGCCGAATACCCGATCTTAACAAGACCTAATTTATCGCTTGTAGCTTGGGTATAAGTCGTGTTACTGTCAGTCCAAGGGACATTGACGTACATCTTGCCATTAGCCAAGAGCACAGCGTAGTTCTTTCCATTAGAAGTATAGCCGATCTTAACCAATCCTAAGGTGTCGGCCGTGGCTTCATTATACGTTGTGTTATTATCCGTCCACGGAACGTTAACGTAAGCGTTGCCGGACGAATCCAGTTGCACCTTATAGTTCTTCCCGGAAGTCGTATATCCTACCTTAATACCGCCAAGAACGGTAGCGGAGGACGTGGGAGGGGTGAAGGTACTTGGTTTGCCCGTAACCCCGGACCAAGGCACGGAGGAAGCCTGACTGGCCGTGTAAGGCTCATACCCATCCTCACTGTTTAATTTAGACTCGTCTTTTATCAGATACATCTTACCTGTAGACGTGACCTTTACCGTATCACCGCTTTGAGCCGTAGCGGTGGTAAGGGCGAATCTAGCCGTATCATCAGCTACCACGATCAATCTCTCCAAAGCCGCCTTAGGTAACCTATCTATGCTGATGGTTCCGGACGCGATCTTAGAGGCATCAAAATTAGCCAATGTCGTGGAGATAGTTACGTTGCTTCCGAAGTCCCATGAGACACTACCGGTAACAGCCCCGGACAGCGCTATGGTCCTAGCCGCCTGTAATTTCGTGGCGGTAGGGGCATTATCTGTCTTAAGAGCATATTTGGTAAGATCAATATCATTAGCCTTATCCAAAAGCTGCTCTATCTGCTCGCCATTGTATTTACCTTGAAAATCTGCCATATTACAATTATTTTTTTTCAAATATAGATATATGTATCAACCCAAAGAAATCGAGGGGGGGGGTAGATGCGGGCAGGTGTTAGAAGCTGCCGTCCCCATGCAGGAATCCGCTACGGAATATAATAGCCTTGTCTTTAAGTTTCTGGACAGACTCCCATTCCCATTCACCCTCACAAGGCTTAACGACATACTTATTCCCCCATGTCTTAAACTTCCTCTCTATAACAAACATCTCTGGGTCTTTTAAGACATGGAAGATACTTCCGACAGGGAAATACTTATCAGTTCTCAATATAACTCGATGATGTCTCTCGTCATATTCAGGATCGCCTACGATACGTGCCTTATAAAACCGAAAATCATTCAACGTCTGATCCACTGGCTCTATCCAATAATACCCCTTACCCATTGCAGTTTGTATTTAATTATCTATATTTGCGGTGTAGTAACTCATAATGTTTTAAGTGATTTTCAACCAAAGGGGAAGGGTGTCCGTGAGGATGCCTTTTTTCATTCCCGCCCACCCTTCCTATGAACAAAAGATCTACCTCGAACAAATGTAATCATAATAAGGCTACGATCAAAAAGAAACCCTATCGGTATTCTATTGCCGACAGGGTTCTCCAACGTTGTATCAAACTAAATCATATCACTCCATTTGATTGTGTCACCGACGAAGCACCGCACCGCCAGATACCTTACGAACGCCGTCCCTTCCGGGGCGTCAGGGTCTTCCAGATAAGCCAAGACAGCCTTGACTATTTTCTGGTCGCAATCCAATACCTTAGGAAAGTAATCGCTATAGAACATAGCGAACAGATATTGGATATCTCCCCAAGTGGCGTTATCAGGTTTCTTGGCCCCGCATTTATCGAACATCTGCTTAGCGTCCTCCATCGTCCATCTTCTCTTGGACCCGTCGGCGTTAAGCATCTTGTCAGCGGCTTCCCTAGCCAGCTCCTTGGAAAAGTGATATCCATGGGTGTCTATATACCGCTTATAATCAGGGTCATCGGCGTCTGCTCCTCAGTAGTAACGACTCCTGCGTCCCCTGCGCATATACGGTTCAGTACCTTCGTACTCGTCACGGATGCCGCGCTCACCGAACCATCCCCTGCGATACATCTCGTCCTCACGTTCATGGAGTCTCTCGCGTTTCTCAAGCTCACGCTCGTCACGTTCCAGCTCCCTCTCGCGTCTTTCAAGATCACGCTCACGGCGTTCTAGCTCATCCATTCTGCCGTCATGCTCCTTGCCATAGTGGTCGTATATTCCACCACCATAACCCATGTAAGTCCCATCCGAACGTCTGCTACGTCCACGGCCGCCTCTACGATCGTAGATCTCATCATCGTAGTCCTCATCGTGGCCGCCGCCTAAATCTATAACTCTCATCTTAACCTAATTTTTTAATTAACAACTCTTTTAGCTCATCGAAAGAGGATCCCATCCTATCGACTTTCTCCTCAAGATTCTTGATCTTCCGGTCTTGATCCTTAGTCTGCTTAAAAGCCGGATTGATTTCCTCAAGGATCGAATCACAAGCCTCTAGCGTCCTCCTATGCTTATCGATACTATCGAGAATATCGGAGCTGGTTCTCTTAGCGGCGTTAAGCTGGTTCATGATCGGATCGACCGAGCAGGCCAAAGTTATGTTATTGGACATAGCGACATCCCTGCTCTCCGGTACGACATAGGTCATGGAAGACCCGTTTATCTCCACGGTAAGATCTATCACCCTATCCTGTAGTTGCTGATATTGCCCCATCTGACCCATCTGGGGTTGCTGGAACCTAGGCTCGGACACGTTGACCACATTCCCCATCCTGAATACCGGAACATCGGACGTATCCAGCGTATATACTTGAAATCCTTTCTTTAAGTCTCTAAACATATCTCGATTTTTAAGCGGGAGGGAATACCCTCCCATTAGACATCCAATCTAACCTATTCCTCATCAACAGTCGTCTCCGACGCCGAGGCGGAAGTTGTAGGCACACAGCAATCCATGAGCCTCAATACACCCCTTACCTTGTTGAAATAAACAAGGCGTTCGGTGTTGTTAACCATAGCCGCTCCGGTCACAGCCACGTTGATCGGATTCACCACAGCCACGCCGGTTACCGGGCAGCATGTGTCATCACCTACCGTGGATACGGTGCTGTTCGCTGGAATAGCTATCTGTACTGGCAATGTCTCGCCTGTTGTCGGAACCACCTGCCGGATTTTCAGCAGCAGAAGGCCCTCGCATGGCAAGGACAGCCATATCCTTGGGTTGATACCGAAGATGGTGTTGGTAGTAGTCACTACCACGTTCTTCGTGACCAACTCATAAAGAGACCCTATTTTAGAAACACAAGCCATAATAGCCTCCTTCCTTTATAGAGTTAAATAGCGGCGTTTCCGTTGTTGCAGCATCCATTGTTGCACCCACATCCGTAATTACCTCCATAAAATGCTTGACCCCATCCATAAGTCTGGTAAGGAGAGCATGAAGGATAAGCCGGCACAGGGGTAGGTCTCAACTGGTTGATCAAATTCTGAGTCTGTTGCTGAGTCAACGCGGAGGCTTGGTAAGCCGACCTTTCATCACGCAACTGATTGATCGTATTCTGCATCTCACGCATTTCCAATTGACAGAATTTATCATTAATCAAGGTTGTTTGAGCATCAATCTTAGCGCTCAAGATATTGAACTGCGTAGTAGCCTGCTCACGATTGTTTGTCAATCCTTGGTTGATGTTACTCTGAAGAACATTGGTTTGCTCTAACGTCCGTAATTGATTGTCAAAGCCTTGCTGCGTTATCATATTTTGAGTAGCGCACGTGCTTTGGTTGATCAAAGAACTCAAATTGCAGCAGCAAGAGCTAATTTGATTACCGATCTCACAACCTTGTTGCTGTACGGCGTTAATAACAGCCTGAGAGGTCATACCTACCTGACCAGCTACCTTATCGATAGCGCCTTGTACGTTACAGATAGCGCTTTGCAATTGAGTGGTAGTACAGTTCAAGGCGTTAGCGATCTGCTCGATAGCGCTTCTATTACCTTGGATGGCCTGCATCAACAACTCACGACCATAGTCGTTATTCAATTGAGCGGGAAGACCATTAGCGCAATTCTCACCACCGTTACCAAAACCATTGCCAAAGCCACGGCCGCCCCATAACCAGAACAGGACGATGATCCACAACCACCAACCGTTAGCCCCGCCGAAACCGTCTTGGTTGTTACGACCGTTCATCAAGGCCGCTACCAAGTTCGGATCCATCTTATTTCCGCCTATTAAATTGGCGAACATCCCCGGAATCATAGATAATAAACCGTTAGTGGCGCTTCCACTACCGGAACCCATACCGTCTAACAAAACGATTTTGTCTCCACTTGTACCCATGTCTATTTATTTTTGAATTAATAATAACCCCACCTGATGGCGGGCGTTACAAAGTTCAAAAATTAACAGCCCTAAGATCGTGATATGTGTCATCATCAAAGTACGTCATGTCTTGTAAATGGGATTAATAAGAACCGATACAAGACAAAAAATCCGGAACGTATCACTACGGTCCGGATTCATGCAAATCTATAAATTCAATGTTTCAATGCTCGAAAGAAAACGTCTCACGACGTCAAAGAGAGATTAACTACACGAAAAATCTCGCATCAACTTATTTGTATTAGCAGTGTATTCATTAGCTATCTTACTGGATGAGGGATTATCCTCTATCCTTGACAGGCGGTTATCGTCACTCCTTACCGTAACGTCACCCATCCTTCGTACCATGTTTTCTTGATATGATGATGGATCGGAGTATATAAGATCATCAACGAACCTGTATATCGCACCATCAACCGTCTCACCTATCTTCTCATATAAGCCGGATTGGAATGACACGAAATCATCATACCTCCCACGAGCCAAGAACGAACCGTCCGGTCTCGCCTCGACACCGCCGTTGACCTCCCGGAGAAGGCCCGGATTCCTTTGGTACAGATACCTATAAAACCCGGCATCCATCATCCTATCCTGTCTATCCAGATAGAAAAGGTTTCTCATGCTACTGTCACCGGACTCGATAGCCACGTCAAACAGAAGATCCCTTACCTGACCTTCCGGCAACGACATCTCCATGCTTTTTAACGTACCTCTGTCATGGTGGTTCAAAGATACATTATAAAATCCATTAAAATCAAGGAAACGTAAGACATTATTATATAAATCCGATTTTTTTAACCTTTCCTTGATCTGGATCTTCCTCAACGATGTACAGGATTTGATAAAATCCCGATCCTTTCCCTGCCTAGCCTCGTATCTCCTGAACTCCCGATCAATATCGACATCATCCATCTTAGGGGTTACGGGATGCTGGTATATCAATCTGGTAAGGATCATGTTCTCAGTATTCGAGGATGAGATGTTGGACATAACTAGCTTCTTTATGTTATCCTTGATCACGTCAATATCGGATCGAGAAGCCCCGGCAGGAACCACGCCAGCCGGCAAGTACGAGGGCCGCTCTATCCCGATATCGGCCAACATCTCATAGGCCTGATCGGTGTCGGTTATCGGGGCTGTGTTATGGTACGTATTCCTACCCATATACAACATGCTCCTATCATACATATCGGAAGGGGATGTATTCCCTGACCTTACATACACCATCCTATCACCGGTAGAATAAGTATCCTGAACCTCGTATATCGAATTCCCTTTTCCTGTTATCCTATCAAGATCGGAGATAAAGCTATCGTATACCGAATTGCCGGCCTGTATGGAAGATAACATGACATCCAGCGACGCCATAAGATCACGGATATCCTCCGGTCTGGATATAACCATCTCATCACTGATCGCCTCGCTTATATCCACGCCCATGTCGGCAAGATCCATAGCTATGTCATACAGACGTCCGGAAACGTCCTTGATGTCCTTAAAATCATCCATATCGATTATCTCCCCAACCTTACCCCTTAGGGCTTTCATGTCCTTAGGCGTACTGATATACGGTATGGTGCTATTGGAGCATGAGTCGGTAATCGTATTCCCTTCCTGATCCCTAACCTCCATACGGGTCATATTACGATACGTGTCATACATCCGATCTGCGTAATCCTGATCATCCTGATACCGGAGTGCCAAGGAAGGGTATGGGATGGAGGCGAAAGCCTGATCGAACTCCCGGCGGTCGCTGATACCGCCTACCGCCCTCATGATCGTATCCCTTACCTCCATTGGATTCAAGGCTCTTCTCTTCCCTAACGAGTCATATGTATCCTCATATATCATATAATCATCACCAAGGCCTGACTCGGAGGATAGGAAATACATATCCTTCTCATTAAGATCCCCGTCAGACATAAAATCGACAACCCTCCTCATCATATCCCTTACCCGCTCATACGCCGATCGGTTGGTCATGATATTATCAATCTCATCGGCGTCATACATCCCGGATCGCTCAAGATTGTACCTATTGAGAAATATATCACCACCGGAGAGGAAATTGGATATGATCATATCATTAAGATCGTTGATATTATCGACTCCCAAGGAAGTAAGGGTGTTATTGATATCCTTAACCTCATCGGCCATGAAATTGCCAGCGAAATAGTTCTTCCGCTTGATAAAGGACATGACATCATCATACCTAGGTTCCCCGTTACTATCTAGGTCATATTCCGATGGCATGGACATCCAATCGCCAAAGAAAGACACGAAGTCGGGGGAGTAGGCCGTACCCCAGACCGATAAGGCCTGCTTCTGGTCGCCCAGCACCTCCATCGCCCTTTGGTATAATCCGGATGGTTGGTTGTTAGGGGCAAGGACATTATCTACCCCACCCTCCTTATTTTTTATCACATAACAAGATCTTCCCATTGCTAAATCGTTTTGACACAAAGATATAAAAAATCCCGCCTACTCTCACGAGCGGACGGGAGCCAAATAACAATAATAACAAACCTTATGTTTCTCCGAAAAGTACAAATCTTTTTGCCGATCCTCACGGACAGGCAAAAACTCAATCCTAAATTATAAAAAATGGAGTTTATCGTTTAGCGAAAATATCCTTATCTGATCTACTGAGAACCCTGCCTTTTAATTCCAAGAACCTAGGCATCCATTCCCTAGATATCTTAGACACGATCCACTGGAATCCCTTAGGAGTTACATAAACAGTGTTAGTTCCATAAAACTCATCGTCATCACGATATCTGTAACGAGCATAACCACGATCTATCATCCTTTGGGAAAGCAACCACCTCTTACCGGTCTTAGCGAAGAACTTATTATCCTCAAGCAATATACGAAGATTCTTCTCCGCTATATCATAACCATGAGCCTCCAACTTCTCCCGAACCTCTCTGATCAACATATCTGTCTCTTGGGCTATTTCGGCTGTCTTAGCGAACTCAACCATAGGAGCCTGTTCTTTGATAATATTATCAGATATCCTTTTGGCTTCCTCTGCAGCTTTCTTCGCCTCAGCTAATGCCTTTTTCTCCTTTTCAGATTTAAGTAACGCCTCTAATGCCTCTATATAATCAGATGGAAGATCGTTTCTGCTTATATCAGAGTTATTCCTATTTATTGATGTATGCCCTTTCAATAGAAGTTCCTTTATCTTGTCTGCACACCATAACTTAAAATCTATACTAAGCCATTGAGCAAAATCTATAGCTATATCTTCATGCAGCCATACTCCACCTCCAAAAGCTGGCATTCCAGTCTTCTTTATAACTAACTGATTTTCAGATTTACCAGTTTTTCTGGTAATTGCACTAACCAGCTCATTTGCAGATGTTAGCGATAAATAATCATTTGGTCTTCTATTGAAGTGTTTAGCCATCTCTGTGGCATTAATATAAGTCGTTCCATTGATCGTCTTAAAAGTCACCTCATTTCCATCATAACTAAAAATCTCAGATAATTCACTCATAATATAAAAACAACGAGAGCCACCAGCGTCCGTTACTCCACTGATGACTCTCATCTATCGCCTACGTCTAGGCGAGTTAATATCTTCTTCTGGTCTAGCAACGGATAGACACCGCAAATATAAGACCTTATTTTGAAACTACAAACAAACAGGATATATTTTTACAAAAAATGTAATCAATTATATTCCTCTGTCATATACAATGCATAATCATACCTATCCTCCATCATCATCACCACCTTCTTGATATCAGATAAAGTTAGTTTCTTTATCTCCATATTCCTGCTATCCATTCTGACAAAAGAGCCCTTGAACTCCTGCTCGGTTATAGCCTCCAACCTAAATAGATTGTATTTTATAAGCAACTGGCTTACGTCAAATATCAGGATATTAAGATCAATATCATCCTTCAACTCATTAAGAAGATCACGCATCATGGCTTTGATAGCATCGGTATCAAGTTCTAGTTTCTCGGCCTCTCTCATCAGCTTCTTGATGATGCCATTGTGCTCGATTATGATGTTAGCATTATCATCATCGGTAGGTAGAAGGATATCCATCGTACATTTTATACCAACCTTATCACTAAGCCTTTTATTGAACTCAGTCATATAGTCAAAAGCCTGATCCCTGCTTAATGCGTATGTATGATCAAGCAACTGCTTTTGTCTGACATCGACAAAATAGTTACTGGTGTATAACATCATCAAGACCTTTACTCGCTGGATGCGTAGGTCTTGCATAATTTTCCGGTGTAAAAAAGCATCTAATTGCATAATATAAAGAGTCCCCACCGGGGCCATCACACACCCGACAGGGACCAACTTTTAAATATCTTACTCGTCAGGTGATGGACTGACGCCGCAAAGATAAGTCAAGATGTTTAATTTAGCAAGGATTTTCCGCCTCATTTTCTCCGGATACTACGTTACCGTCGGAAACCAAAGACCTATCCTCAGCAGCCTTCGCGGGCGAGGCGGACCCCGATTGGAGGTCAGACGGGCTGCCGAACGGGGTCACAACCTCCTCGAAGAACGTCTCATCCCTCCTGATACTCATCCTGAACTTAGGGGCTATGAAAGGATCGTTATTAAGATCGATGTTGATCGTAACGTCATTCATCAAAATATCCTCCTTAGTCCTGGAATCGCCTATCCACCCTCTTACGTCAGTAGTCATAGGCATCTTACTAGCCGCTTCCTTGACAGCCCCTAGCCGTTTCTTGATAACATCCACGTCTCCCGTCAACGGAATCATATATGTCTTATTATCCAACCCGGATCTGGCTATAGCGTTATTAAGATCCATTATATCATCAATACTTACGCCTCCGCCTAGACCCTCCATAATCCTATCAGCCATCGATCCGATCATAGATGAAAATGATGATATATCCTGATTTTTCAATCTTACGGGGTACAGGTAATTTCTTCCATTTCCTGTCTTTATAGCTACAACCGGGATACGCGAATTTTTATAATTACCATACTTGTCCCTAACGATAGCCGTACAGAACGGGAATATGTTATACCTAATATTATCCTTCATCGTAACCTCCCCGTTCTCTATATATCCTACGCTCTCGACCTTACCAACCGTCTCATTGGTAAAGTCATTTTCGGATACCATCAACGTACCATTATCATCACTTATGCTAAAATTAGGTCTTCCCGGCAAAACACTGGTAACTGTGCCTACGAACGGTATATCAATCTCGCCAGCGACAGATCCTACATTATCCCTATACAACTCAAAGGCCATACTCCTTAAATCAGCGTTACTTCCTTTTGAGTCCGGGTCATTGGCTTTCAGTACCGAGACGAAATTGCCATCGCTATCCACGATCTTAATAACCATATTATCAACCAGCTCTCTGTAAGCCGACTTAGTCTCATCAGAATTAGGATCAACGGCGTTAAGGCTATTGTATTTATCATACAGTCCCTTGGTGTATGGATCTGACATATCCATCTTAAACCTTACCATATCACCCTTGCGAAGGCTAGCCGCTGCTTCCTGATTCACCGACTCGTTGTTAGATCCAAACGTATCACCCGTATAATAAGGGACAATAGACCCATCCTGCCCCTTGCGATACACCATGAACCAGTTGGAGGTCGATAAGGCGGTCTGCCGCCCCAGTATGACACCGGTAGCGTTCTCGAAAGCCTGAGCGTCATCCTCACTAATCATCCATCTTGAATGATTCTTGGACTCAATAACGCTGAACATGTTCGCCCCATCAGTAAAATCCATCACCATCTTATCATCCATAACATATTCACCGGGCGTGACGAGAGCCTTAAGCCCGGATCCCGCCATAAACCTGTCAAGCCTCATCCCTCCTACCTCATAATACATGACCCCACCGATCTCCCTCTTTTGAGCCATCAACACCACCGGATTCTGGGCGGCGTTGACCTCCGTCCTGCCGGTGGATGTCCCGGGTTCGCTCTCCGTGAGAACATCACCCATAGGTATAGACTTATCGTAATCCTTGACAACCATACTTCCATTATTATACAGCCTCATCCATTCCACGAATTGAAGAAGAGGATCATCAGAATAATTATTAATGATATCAATAGCCTCATTAAGTTTATCCTGATCAACTTCATTCCCGTTGTCAATATCATTCATAAGATCATTGTAAGTCTGTATAGCCCCCTTAACCTGATCCTTATCAAGACCATTAATGTTTATATCTATGATATCATCAATAGTATCTCTGATGTTATTTAAGACGTTATCGTTGGTATTTAACCTATCTATCATTGACCTAATCTTATTAAGCCTAGCTATAGGATTATCGCCAAACCCATTTACAAGATCATTGATACGATCCTTATTATTATCATATATCTGCCTCTCCCTAGGAGATAAGATATCCTCATTACCGTTCCATATCTTTATAGCTATATTATTGATTCTATCATCAGAAGGATTTATAATATCCTCATTATCAGGTACATTCTCAACGATACCTCCCTCATCAGCCTTGATGTCATTCTCCATAGATCTGGCGATCATATGATTATAGGTCTTGAACATAAATGCCTCGTCCTCTCCTATAAGACCATCTTGATAAGCCTTATCTATGGCCTGATCATTGGCATAAAGGGAATTAGCATCAGGATCATCGGTACTCCTGAAATCATACTTGCTGTCATCCTCCTCATAAGTCTTCCCCCATGCGTTCGATAATATCTTCATGAACCCGCGCTCCTGCGCCCGGATGAATCTTCTGTCACGCATACGACGAAGTGACTCGTTTATATTCTTATAAGCCACAAGATTATGACGATACTCGCTAAGCAACGCCATAGCCTCCTTATGATTATCAACCCCACGGATAGATACGGCATTCTCAAAACCGACTATAGTCTCATAAGCTGCCATAAGATCGGCGGCGCTGATCCTTGATTCATCCCTGTTTAATAACAGCTTAGATATATCTGTCTCTGAGTTAACTAACGTAGCTAATCTCCTCTCCAAAGCAATCCTATCCTCCGTCAATTTAAGAAGTCTATCATTCTCCTTGGCTAACTTGACCTTATCAGACTCAAGAGCTTCCTTAGATGTGACACTCTGCTGAAGCTTCAAAACATTCTTCTCCATTTTCTGTATATCATCTGTAAGCTTCCTGAGTTTCTCAAGATCCCTACTCGAATCAGGATTAAGACGAGAATATATATCTAAAGCAGGTCCTATATCCGTATTGTATATCCTTCCTAACTGATTAGCGATATCATCCAAGTTATCCTTAGCCTCAAGACCGTTATAAGCCATGTTGGAGATATAGGTGTTAAATGATCTATTGGATATACCATCGGTAAGGGAGTCGGCAAATCTGCTGGCCATAGTAAAATTATCAACCTTCTTATTGAACTCACTGATAAGGTTGGACTTATACTCATTTACCTGCTCATCTGTCATATTCATATCGGAGGCTATATCGCTATTAGGTATAGACTCGATGACTGTCTTGAAATTCTCCTTAGTATCATCTAACATCCCCATTTCCTGATCATAACGAAGACGGTTGAATACGGCGTCACTAAAAGTCTTATCTACAATTCTAGAATTAGGTATATCATCAGCGTTATTATCCGTACTTAAGCCTGATAATTGAGCGTTAAGAGCCATACTGCCACGAATAGCACGGATAGCGGCGGTAGTCAAGGCGCCGGCGTTGGTGTTGTAGGCCTCCACCATCCCCTTGTTCCGGGACATGTCTTGGCTCCATTCCTTTATACCACCAATAGTTTTTCCTCCCATAACCGATCCGATAATCATACCGATGCCGATTTCCTTCCATCCCTGATTAGATCCGTAAGTCTCCTTGAACCCGTTCTTTATAGCCTCCATATAGCCTATATTCTGCCGGATAGCCATAGGATTGTATCTTGATTCTACCCAATCCTCGGCGGATTTACTAGCCACTCCCTGAAGACCTTCCTCATACAGACCCTCAGATACCGGGCGTTTGATGATATTGAACGTATTCCCGACTATTTTCTGCCATTTCTTAGGCGTTATGGCCCTTAATGTCCCGTTATCCATCCTCTCGGCGCCTACGCCAAATATATTGCGTTTTATGAACTTATCCACGCCAAGATCCATGCCGAACATATCGCCGAACATAGCTATATTGGATAATGACAATATACCGACATTAGCGGCGAATACAACATTAGCGGCATCGGCGTTGTCAGCCCTGAACTTCATAAGCTCCTCATATGGGACTTCCCTTCCATAAGCGTTACGGTAAGACTGCCTGAAATTCTCCTCAGCCTCCATCAACATGCTTCTAGCTTCGACAGATGCCTCCCATGAGGTAGATGTACCAAGGAAAGCGAGGATGTCCAGCCCCTTGCCTATCCTCTGTCCAGCACGGGCGGCCCTAAGGTAAACGCCGAACGCTTTCTTGGTATCCGAAGCCGCTTTGCCTATCCTAGCCAAAGCCACGCCTGCCCTAGCTCCCGTACGAGCTAAGTTCATCAATCCAGCACCGGAATATACAGCTGATGATAACATGGCACCAGCGGTAAAAGCAAGACCGGATAAGAAATCGTTAGACCAGAAATTAGCCGTAGTCATGCTCTGAAGAAAATTCATATCCCGCTCCTCTCGATTGTAATAATGAGCTAGACCATAATCCATCTTCTTATCCTGATCATCCAGCCATCTCGTGAAATCGTTATCAAATACGGCGTTAAAATTACCTCTGGATACACCGGCGTAAATACCATAAAAAGGCTGGATAACGCCGCCTAATCCGTATAAAGCAGCCTTACCCGCCAGCTTACCCAATCCTCTCATCCATTTCTCGGTCCTACCTTGGCTCCTAGATAGACGCGTGTCGTTATCTACGCCTGGAATATAAGACTCGTATTTAGGTATCCAAGTACCGCTACTGAGTCGATATCTTGAATCCTCCAACGATATCTCCGGACCTGTAAGGTTAAACCTACCCTTATAGCTTTGGTCAGATGCCATATATCCCAATGGGGACATATGCTTTATATCATCATAATAATTTGTCTTAACGGTATTCTTAATCCTTTCCGACAATGATGGTATCTGCGACTTTGATCTCTCCGAAGCAGAGTACGGATCAAGCACGGGAGGCAAATCACGATCCGGTATATCATAGGTATTCGTACCAATGGCTCTAGTGGCATCAACACCCATTGTAGGATAGCCATATCTTTCGGCCAATTTCTTTCCATCAGGAACGTTATTACCGGTTTCCATTATTTCCATTATTTCCACTATTTCTGTTTTTTATCTCTTGATCAATGATACTGGCTATAGGGGAGATGAAACTCTCGAAGTCATCGGTAGTCGATCTGCCCTCACTCCTCCAATACACCTCATTTTCCTTACTAAGTATCTGTTGCCACGCCATAGTCAAATAATACTGAGGACAAAAATCAATCTTTCTGGCTACTTCGTCAGCGTAAGCTACGCCATCTAGGTCTATAGAATACAACGGGGTATCTCCCTTACTGGCTTTCCCCTTACCATATATATCCACATTTATGCCAGAAGATCCATTATTATACTTATATCCTGAAGCCCTTAACTCGTACATGGAAGCGTTATCAAACAACACGTCAGTAGCGATCATCATCTGATTCTTCCTGATATTACCGTCATTTATATTCGTAAACATATCTATATAAGGCATTGTCATATCTTTGGCCCCGCTGGCGTAAGCGAATGGAGCCACCTGCAATGACTTAGCCATCTTCCCATAAGCGTTATCACTTGAATTAGCGAACGATATAGATACAACACCAGAGTCGTAGGTCTCGGATGGAATATTTACCTCCTCTTTATAGAAAGCAAGGTCATTGGCAGCCAGATCAGCCTCGCTTACCTCAATAACGGATCTACCATCACCTCCATTATTGCCAATGATCTGATACTTACCATCACCTATAGGGGATATGGTAAACGTTATCTTCGTATTGGCATTATCCTTATCCTTAGGAATAAAACCACCACCACGGGTAAATAGGTCACTAATCTTTATATAATCATACTCGGCTTTGCTTTTAGACGGATAATCACCGGAAAAGATATACTCACGCTCGGCGTACTCATGACGATATTGCCTTAAATAATCCTCGCCAGCACGCTTTGCGTCATCATTTAACCTACCCAAATCTCCACGGCTCCATTTATGCCTTAATAAATCATTTCTTTCCTTATGCGCTTCGTCATATATAGCGGTAGCGACAGCGATCGCTCTATTATCCCCAGCAAACCTGTCTTTTATTTCCTCGATATGCCTATTCTTGTTAGCCCCAGATACGGCAAGAGACATTATAGATTCAATATCATCAAGCGACAAAGACGTTCCCATAAGATCATTCAAACGATCCATAATAATACTTGACTGACCTGAATCTACCGATACGTATGGCGCTTCCCCTTGAATATTACTATTAACAACGTTTATATTATCATTTAGCAAAGAACTATAAGCAGATAGCTTAGCCCAATCGTCTAATGTTATATCGTTTATGCCATCTATATCAAAAACCTTATCACCATTATTGTTAATATCCCCAAGATTGAATGTGCCAAATCCGTAACTAATGTCTATACCTGATCCTTCATACGATCTAGCCTCTTTCTCGATTATAGCATCAACACCATCCAAAACAGTATTCTCAGCCTTATTGAAACCCTCATTAATCTTACTATACTTATTCCTTTGGTTATTTAACCCAAGAAGCTTTATATAACTATCCTTTCCATTATAATCAAGAAGTGTATTCGTAGATCCACCATTAGCCTTAAAATAAGTCATGATAACCTGACCCCTATCCATATCCTTGACCACATTACTATTCTCAGGATCAGATGCCCATGCGTCGATCTTCCTCTTGGCATCGTCTGATAGAGACTTTACAAAATTCTCCATGCCTGTATTCACCGCCTTTTCATTGGCTATAAATCCATTCATGAACTCATCGCTTATATTCACATCTTCAAGATTGGCACTCTTCGTAACCACGGTGGGACCGGTCATGTCATCGCCTCCACCATTTCCATTCTCCGATTTACCTGATTTACTAGCTCTTATCAAAGCGGATTTCTCCATGGCTAGATTATGCCTTTTTGTCTCATTGAACTTAGCCCTCTCCATCATCTGTTGATTAGCCTTGAAATAATAATCATCAACACCAAGCGTCTCGTATGAGTTATTATAAGACCATCGTAACCCCACGCCACGAAGGAACTGCTGCCTCACCATGAACATGCCGGCCCGCTCCGGACTGTAGTTGCTGCCGATAACGCCCTCAGCCTCCTCCACGAAATCATTTTTCTGCTTGGTGATATCCGCCAGCTCTGACTCCAACCTAGCCTTTTTGACCTTATCATTGCCAACGCCCTTTAGCTTTGCCCGTATAGATTCTTCCTTGGCACTAAAATCATCAATATACCCTTTAAGGAAATCAGAGGTACTCTGGACATTGAATAGGTCAGGATTCGTCCTAGCCATATACCTACCCTCTAGTTGCATCTGAGCTTTGCCGTTCTCTGATATGGAAGCCATGGCTATATCCCTGACTTGAGCATAGCTCATTTCATCTATATACATCTCACGCATCTCCCCCGTCCTGTTACCATTGGCATCAATCACCGGCACATTGACTTTCTTTCCCTTATTAAGGGAGATGAAGTTCTTCATCTTCTCATCAACCTCAGCGTGATAATCCGTATAAGGAGTATAATGTATAGGATTAAGACGTGTTCCTACCTGACCGTCATTCATCCATGCCACAGCATCGGCGAAAGCCTCAGCCTCGTTTATAGGACTATACATCTTAGGATTATTCAATTTCATATCCTCCATCTTCTCACTAAACGACCGGATCTCCCTAGTGCCGGCAATGGCATTCAACACACGGGTATCCAGAGCCTCCCCAAGACGAGCCTGTATACTTCTGGCTATACCATCAGAAGCCAAATTAGATTTACGATACACGTTATTCACGTCCTGTATCAATCCATTTAACCTATTCTGAAGATATTCCCTATCCTGAGGTTTTATAATGTCAGAATTGATAATATAATCAGCATACTCGTTTATAGCCTGCCGATTGGTATCTATCTTCTGCTGCATGTATCCCATACCCTGCATCATGACATCCATGTTGTAGGGTGATACGTACTTGCCGTAATTCCTTAATATACTATATTGTGAAGCCATCCTTTATCCTTTCTTGCCTTTAGTTACTTCCTGAGCGGGATATAATCTCCTATAACTCAATATATCTCCTTGAGGATCAGCGATCAGCTGCCCATTAGGACCGATCTTTACATCCCCGAATATAGATCTTAATGTATTCATGGTCGTAGCCGTATTCCACTTCTGTTGGATCTCATCATTGACGCTATCGAAATACCTAGCCCAGTTCTCGTCATTAATAGCCAATCCTTGTAGTATCCGTTGCTGGTAAGCTTGGCGTTGAGCTATATTCTTATCATAAGTATTAGCCCATGACTGAGCGTTGACATTATCAGCCCAAGTCCTTTGAGCCACATTCCCTTGTTCTACCTCATTTATATACTTACCTATATTGGAACTCATGATAGCCTGTAAATTGGAAGATAAAGCCCCTCTCTGGGAATCCGGGACATTACCCATCTGATCCAATTGTGATTGGAAAGCACGATTAGCCTCAACCATATACTGATCAGCCGATCTCAACACCGGATCCACGGTAGGAGCGTAATGTCTTTCCATACCTTCCGTTGTCACGGCTCCCGGAGTCATCCTGAACACCTCAGGAAAGTCAAGACCACCACCTACTATATTCCTGCCTCCATTGCCGCCGTTCGACTTACCGGCATTTGTGTTGGTTTTAGGAAGTGTATTAGAATCAATCAGCTCAGGCATATCCAGCTTAACATCAGGATTCTCCACATCACCTATATCCATAGGACCGGGAACCACCTTATGAGGGTCAAGTATAAAATCAAGACCTTCCATTCCCTTCATGGATCTCAATGCCTGCATCTTAAGCATATCCTCGCCAAGTATCTTATTAACGACATCCTTGTTCTTATCAGAGAACAGTTGGCTAAAATGGGTGATACCGGCATCGTTAAGAGCCTTATGCTGTTCCTCTGTAACAACGTCTAGACCGATCATAGGGCGAGATGTGGTAAACAAACCTAATTTATTGTCTCTCATCCTATCATGATATGCGGCTTTCTTGTCTTCCGGGTAATTACCTTGACTATCCTCACCGCCAAAGGAAACGAGCGTCGTGTAATCCCGAAGCGCCTCGGCGTTGGCGATGATCGGGTTCTCAGCCGTAGCCAAGCCCATCCAGCTACTTGTCTGACCGTAGATAGCGTCTTGCAACGCCCTAGCCCTAGTGCCCTCTGAAGCTCCCATATAAGCATCGTAAGCGACCGGATTGAATGTCTTATAATAATTCAACCTCTCATCCGTATTAATACCTCCATAAGAGCCATCAGTTCCTTGGCGCTGATAACCGAAATAGTTAGGATCATTGTTGAACCTATTCTCGATCGGGCGGAAAGTTAATTTACGACCGAACAAAGACGTGCCTCCTATCTCCATCTTCTGGCGAATACCAGCCACTTTCTTAAGCAGCTCTTTCTTAGCCTCAGCTATATCCTCCTCCGTAAGACCGTATTCTTTCATGGATCTGGATATGATGTTATCTATCTCACCTCCCTTGGCGAAATACGTATCCTCATCCTTCTTCATCTTCCGGTCTTCCTGATCCTTGTATATGACATTAGCGAAGTCCGTAAATCTCCCCTCTAATCCATTAACCGTATCGTTACTATCATTTATGGCCTTAGATAATACAGAGGCGTTTAAACGCCTTGTATTCTCGTCATCTATCTTATCGTTTTTCTTCAGCTTCTCCAGCGCCTTTTTCTGATCATCGTAAGCCGATTTAAGACCGATCTTAGCCTTATACCTGTCCATTAACGTAGCATACGTATCCTTAGGCGTGGCTTTGATCCCATACGTATCTCTGATGTATTTAGCGAAATCCGGCTCTATGGTGGTGTCATCGGTAATAACCTCCGTACCCTGCTCCAAAGAAACAGGCGTTCCCCCATCGGCGTGCTTCTGCCCCATGGCCTCCATCGGCGCCTCCCCGGGCTGCTCCACGTACTCGCCCTTCTCGACCTCCACGTTGGCTTGATCTTCCATCGACTTAGGTAACGGATACAGATACTCACCGGTAAGGCTTCCGCTATCAAACCTATTATTAGGTCCTAGATAAACGCCCCCGCCATCCTTGTACTGCATTTGGGATTGCCTTCTTTGCCTAGCCTCACGTTCCTGAGCCAACCTTATATTGGTACGAGTACCTTTCTCTGACGCTATCCCAGAAACCACGTTACGAGCCAACCCCATGATACCACTAATTCCCGAGGCTATGGTAGTTATCGTATTAGCTGTTTTAGCCCCGGTGGATAAATCTCCATATCCCTCGCTTCTCATACGCCCTATACCACGACCAATCTGAGTGAATCTAGACCCTATATCATCAGCGCCATAGTAAGGGATGGTAGTAAAATCAAAAACATCCGTCTCGCCTGAACCGGTCTTAGACTTATCAACATCGTTAACAGTTATGTTATTAAGCGTAATACCATTGTCCTGATAATTCTCAGCTATACGTTGCAAACTACCCTTGAAGCTAGCCGGAAACACATTATCCTGATCAAAAGCATTAGCATATTTAGTCCTCAACTGATCTGGAGTATCCAAAGAATATATCCCTAGCGGATTGACCGGCGCGGGTAATCCTTGGTTGGTATTCACCAAAGGTTCTATACCTAACCCTTGTATACCGTCCATATTACCAAGCATATACGACCCGACTTCCCCGGCCTCTTGATATTTAGGTATCTTCCTCTTGATTACGTATTTGCTCATGTCTAATTAATTTCGTTCTGACACAAAGATAATTTAAAAAAACAGAGACTCATCATTTCACAACGATGAGTCTCTCAGCAAATGCTATTATTATGTACAGAATTAAATTCTTTTTATGAATAATGATCCTATAGCCTTAACCAAATCATAGAAACCGGCAGAACTGAGACCTACAGCCACTCCATATAATAGAGCCTCCCACCATTCACTCCCTATAAGCAATGGAGACACCTTTAGTAGCCACGCTAATATACAAACCAGCATACCTATGACTACGGCGGATAGGACTTTAGCCCACTTATGGGTGTCAATATACGGCACTACCTTGGCTAACTGCGTAGCTGACATCGTGACGAAAGCCATGATGCCGGTAAAGGTAGTTAGATCAATGGTGATAGTCCCTTCTGACGGGATTATCTCTTGAGCCATCAACGCCATTGGCGCTAATAACATAACTAATAGGAACAATAACTTCTTCATATCAAAAACGTTTAATGATTTCACAAATATAACACTAAATCAATTAAATATATGAATATATCTATTGAAATATAGATATACGACAATAACCATGGCCTATATGACCTTTCCCTAAATCATATAATCCACCCAAAGGATTAGGCATTTTTTCTAATTCCCCTTTCACATCTGTCCATACGAACCCGTTCCCATCTATCATCTTAGTGTTAGTAAATACATATTTATCATATTTCACGCATCCCGGATGACCGGATATATACGAGGACCCTCCACCACCAGCTTGAATAGCGTTCGACGATATCCCGCCGCTTGGTCCTCCATAAAAGCCTCCTCCTCCACCAGAGGAATACGAACCGCCATCAAAACCACATCCTCCTCCCACTCCTAATAGACCCCCATTTCCGTTAGTTAAATTATTGCCGGAGTTAGATCCTCCCGCCACTTGGGATGCAGGAGTTCCCTTGGCATAGCCCCCCAGATACGCCTTCAACCCTCCCGCTGATCCTCCATGCCCAATAAAATAATACTCACATCCTCCACCGCCTCCCCCGGCTACCATAATACGGGTCTTTAAAGAATCTACGTTTAGAGGATCGCTATTGTTGGACAACCTCAAATCTGTAGCTCCGCCCCCGGCTCCCTCATAGATATACCTTCCAGAACTCTCATTAGTCATTGAATGCCCTGAACCTCCTCCATTATAATTATATTTTACAACATTACTCGTCTGCTTAAGTCCACCATTTCCACAATACACATAAATGATATCACCACCAACTAACTTGATAAATCCAGCCACATATCCACCATACCCAGGGTCATTAGATCTGGTAAACCTATCTTCGCTATCATTGTAACCATAATTACCTTGACCACCCCAGCACTCAACATAATAATACGCCGACTTTGGAGCTACAAATGTATGGTAATTATTACTATTATAAGTGTATGTATACAATACATCCAAGCTTTTGGGACCTATCATTACACGTCTTCTCATAACATACCTCCCCTTAGATATTTTACTAACAATGCTATAACCATCCTCCTATCATCAGCCATAGCATCTACCCATCTATTCTCCCATCCTAAACTACTAGGGGGGGGGGGTAAAACAAGTCCCCTTAAATAACATATCAAATAAAAACAACAACTTATTCATAACAAATTATTTATCATTAAAATACTAACTATTATTTCTGCTCACACCTTTTATGTTAAGGCTTAACCCCGGTATCATATTAAGAACCAACTGCCTTTTTGCCTGTTCCCTACGCATACGCTCGGCCTCCGCTATCTGCGCCTCCGATTGAGGATCATTCTTAATATTATTGGCGATGTCCTCTATAGATTTCTTGTTAGCGCCGGATTGAGCTAGCATCTTATATAACAGGTCTTGGCCTTCCTTCTCCCACCAAATATCCATAGATGGGCGAGAAGCCAAAGAAGGATCGGCAGGGGCTACCGTCTCAGGTACGGGCTGCTGACCTCCGTCCCCCGTGCCCGAATCCCGCTGTCCGAACTCGTATCTCATCGGCTCGTTCTCCGGGACACCATACCTATTAGCGAACATATCAGCGAACTCAAATCTCTTCTCATTTCTTAAGGTCGATCCAAGAGGTCTACCGTATCCTTGATTCCATGCCACGGTAGCGTCCTTGTAGTTGACGGCGTTATCGAAATCGGATTTAGAATACATATAGTAATTATATACATTACCTTGAGCGTCCTTGTCAAAAAACTTTCCTTGATTGATGTAATTCCAACCTAACCCCGGGACCTTGCCTTGATACTCATCCACGAGATAATCCAACTGCTGTGTCAATGTCGGTTTCTTCCCATACCTGCGCTGTAGCTCCTTCTTCCTCGGTCCAAGCCATTGTTGGATGCCAAAATCACCGGCGGCTCCTAGGGCTTCGGTGTCCCCTCCGGACTCGGCGGCGATGTTCGACAGGATACCGATAGCTTGCGTTTGTGGTATTCCCTTCTTGTCGGTCAGATAATCCCATATCTCATCATACACAACCATCTTACTATCCTCTGATCTACGAGGATCAATTACATACTTGCCAGAACCATAAGCCCTCCCTGTATTTACCGAACCTCCTCTATCCTTTTTATCAATACTACCATCTATCTTAAATACATCCCCATTCAAAAGAAACTGGACAGCGGGATTGAAATCATATACATCCCTATATCTGTATCCGCCCATATCCTTGTCACGATATATCGTATAATCACCAAGTACACTATGAGGACCCGTCTCGTTCTTATCAAGTCTACGATCCCTATAATTATACTCATTCACGACACCATACCCCTTATCATAAAGAGACCTCAACCCTTTTATATTCATCTCGTCCGCTGATATGGCACCCTCTCTTACCCTTTTCAGATCCTTATATTCCCTCTGAATCCTCTCATACTCCTCTGGATCGGCATCACTTAAAGCTTTTATAAGTCCTTCATTGTATTCCTTAGTTTCCTTATCAAACAGACTCCTATTCACATCAATCCTATTCCTTACGATAGACGAATCAGGTATCATCCTATTAGATAATTCCTTTCGTATACTATACGTACCATCACCATTATCTATCAATACAGACTCATCGTAAGGGAGTTTATTGTATTTAGCCCAAGCCTCATCACTAGTTCTTGTGCCTAAATCATCATTATCACTATCGCCATATAACTTGTTATTAAAATCACCAGATATATATTTCCCGAACATCTTCATAAAATGAACAGGATACTCATACCATTCCGGATTCTTCCCCATAGGATCTATTGATGAATACGCAGCTTTATTTATGCGAGTAGGGCCATCAGTATACCTTGAATTAGCGATATCATATATTATTGACAAAACCGGGTGAGCAGAAGCTACGTAATTATCCAATACCCTGCTCCCGAATCTAGGTCTATCAAGAACAGACTCTCTTGTTTCTCCTCCATCTTGCTTCCTCTCAATTTTTTCTCCCCATAGCCCATATTTCTTCCTAGGCCATATGCCGTCTATGGCATCCACATAACCAACGGGATGCTCCCCGTCCAGACGCCGGTTTCGCCGCTCGTCCGCCGGGTACAGGGCGTTGGCCAACGGCTGCGTGATATGACCCAACCCCTTATCCTTGGAACTCGACATAGCATCCACCACAGTCCGATATACAGGTCTTAATTTCTCAGGTAGATATAATCCCGCCTCATCAACCAACTCACCGATCTTTTTATTTATACCCCTGAGGCTGAAATTATAATTACCCATACCATTATTCAACGGGGACAATGTACCTCTTATCCCATTCATACCCTTGACGGCAGCCCCTCCGCTAAGGATATCAAACTCCGGGGACACGTTTCTCAAAGGACTATCATCCATACCCCTGAAATACATGGGACGCTCACCTCTTACGACACGATCAAGATCCTCCTTATATAAATCCTTTATCCATGACGGGATCTCCTCCCGCTTGTTCTTCTTTGCCATAAATCTTCTTTTTCACAAAGATAAGTATAATCAGATGCGGATTAAAACATTAGGCGGGTACATGATCATATCACCTACCCGCCTACATCCTCAATGCATATGATAAGCCGCTAAGGCTTTCTTAGCCGAATCCCTTGACTTGTACTTGGCCGGCCATAATTTACCAGTCTTGTTGCTAACCACTCGCCAATCACTCCCTACTTTCTTGATGCATCCTGACTTAGGGCATTTGCCATTCTTTTTACCACTAGTTTTTATTGCTGCCATAATATCAATAAATTTTCTCCTCATTACTAAACCAACGAACTATCATCTTGAACCGGCTCTCAATGTCATTCACGAACCTTGCCAAGAACCAATCGCCACGAAGACGATCACGCCACCTCCGATGATAATCGACAGCCCTAGGATCGATCTTCCGGTCAATGTCATTCACATCCTTGATCCATACCGGGAGGTTATTAGTATCGTCTTTGACCTCGTTAAAATAGTCATTTATATTTATCTTCTGATCAACCTCCGTCACCAGTATCTCACGGCTATCGTCATTGGTTACAGGATATCTTAACCGCTGGCTCATATCGTTCTTGTCAGCGATAACCATCCGAAGCTCACCGCTGTTGTTGGTATCGTTATAAAACCATGCCTTATTGAATCCGGTAGTCCTAAGAATTTGGTAATTAACCTCATCCTGATACCTTCTGGCATCCATCCTATATTGGTAGTTCGTGAGGATCTTATTCACATACTGCTCACGTACCGGTACCTCTATAACGAACGGATATAGCTTACCGTAAAATACTTGATACGATTGGTTGGTCAATCCATGAGACCATAACCCTATCTCCTGACTTTCATTTGAGTAGTTCTTTCCAGACTGGAAATAATGCTGGTGCTCGATATAATAATCAGGGGTGTAGGATAAATATGATTTCCACTCACCCTTCAGGCAGTTATATCCAACGGTGAACGAGACGTCCGTGAAATGGCTGGCGTCCTGTAGCTCCACCGCCTGCCCGTTCCTGTAGAACCGACCGCCACGGAATTGGTACTCGCTCGGATTCCCTACCGGTATATAATCTTTCTTGGTTATCAGAACTCTCTTGAACCGATTGTCCCAGCCCATGGATAGCCCTATACCAAAGAACTTGTTATCGATATCGTAATAAGACAACTCAGCGTCCGTATCAGCGTTATATATCCGGCTACGGATGATCTTCATCTGAAGATGCTCCTTAAACCAGTTTCTAAGCCCCGGTGTGACCTCCGTAAGATTCCTACCATTAGAATCTACCTTAAACACCTGACCACGCCTTAAATCGACCCAAAAATGCCCAAACTCGCAACTGATCATATCCCGGCTCTGGGTCCCGGAATATCCTAACGTCGTATTATTATACTCGATACCACGAGAGGCGAAAAGACCACCTGTCCCTAGCTCGCTATTCTCCGGGGATATTCTCTCCGCCAACACGTCTATGGCGTTATAAAGCCCTACCTGATTCTCAAAACGAGCCAGTATCTGATCCGACTCTATCCCTTTCATGCTTATAAGTTTCCCGAAAGATGTCTTGAACTCATGGTAATCCATAGGCTTGTACGACAGCCAAGGATCGGTCATGCCGTTCTCCGACACGTCGGCGGTGCTCCATATGACGCCGTTGGGTCTTTGGTAAGCGCAGTCCCAAAAATTGCTATCATACGTCTCTGGTAATGACCTGCCACCTAACGTAAATCGATTCTTATACACAGGACTTATCTTAAACACATTATCCCTTGATATAGGGACATTACGCTCCTGGGTCCATGATATATAATCCCCCACCTCCGGATAGAACCCCTCGTAAGGCTCAGGTCCGGCTATACGGAAATTGCAATTGACCTCAGACTCCACAAGAAACTGAGGTATGCCATAGAAGTATAGGAAGAAACGACCGCTAAGATACATATCTCCGGTCTTGCAAACCATCTCATAAGCGCTCTTCCGGCTAGGGAAAGAGTATAGCGATCCGGTATCCGTATCGGTCTTATTAAGATAATCCTCCCCGGTGTCGTAATTAACAAAATAACGGGGATACCCGATGTTCCGATAATCATAATAAGGGAATGGTATCATGTCCCCCTGACCAAACTGAGTCAAGTAAAACATAGGCATCTTCCTCTTAAGTGAGAATCTTGATATAAATACATCACCTCCAAAAACAGGTTTACGCTTATCCTTATCCATCAACCCGCAACCACCTAACGATACCCACCTGATATCCTCTATCTGTCCGTATTGAGCCGGAGAATATTTCTTTATCCTCATATAGGGGCAGGATACGAAAGATTCACGTGTCATAAAATGAGGCGTCATACCAGCCACCTCATCGTTACGAATATTACACTCATCCTGAATACGGCTGGTATCGTAACTTGAAACCAACTCCGGATATTCAAGCATATATTTATCCATACCAAATGACATGAACAATGAATGCTCACGATCGAGGTTGTTTATGATAATAGGCTTACCGCCTACGGTCTCCCCTTGCGAAGAGATATCTGTTACCGGATATAACCCGCTCTTGATATATTTAGCCGTTGACAATCCACGTAACTCTGACTCCCCTATTTTTTGGTAAAATAAATTATAATGAGCGACAGAAGTATAATAATAAGCATAGTTCCGTCTAGGTCCCCTATCTATCAATGCCGTTAACCACTGATACCTGTACTTGCCTATATCCACCACGGACTGGGCTGTGGCCTTGGCGATACCCGTAGCCAGACGGATAGCCGTCAGCGCTATGCCGACAGGGTTGGCTAAAAAGAACACGCCTCCACCGACATATTGCTGTGAAGCCGACTGATATGTATACTCAGCTATAGCGGATATTAAATTAGCCATAGCCTCCACCGTAGCCAATGATGTTGCCATACTGTAAGCCTTACTCCCTAATATCGTCCATTTAGGGTGATCCTCCACTTCCCTGAATATACCGGAGGATTTACCTAATTGATAACCATCAACAAGGCACTCGGTGGGAGCGTCAGGCTTGTTAAAGGCAATATCAGGGCTTAAGAATGAATACCAGATATTACCCCTCCTGTTAAACGGATGCGTTATAAATTTCTCACGATTAATATCCTTATAGATATACATATCATCAGACAAATCGTTGTAAGGGTAATTAGGATAAAGGTTAGCCGATCCGTCGGGATCATCATACTTAAACATATCATAAGCCAGACCAGTTCCGATAACGCTCTTATCCAACGTCCTATCGCCCCTATACAACTCATATCCTATTATAGAATCTCTTCTAGCCTTATCTATAAGACCGTTCTCTACCGCTATATCCAGAAACTCATTAACGATATCGTCATCAAGCATCACCCCCATAGGATAAATATAGGAATCAACTCCATATTGACCAGTCAGTTGAGACGGATTACCCATGAAAGGAGCGACAGAGTTATCCGGAAACTTGTAATGACGTATAGGTCTCTGACAAAACGTGGTTGACGTATTGGGGTACTCAGCGTTACCCCCATTACCGGTGAAATAAGACTTACCCCCAACTGATTTAGGAGACCCATAGTATTTCGTCAAAGAATCTATTATGTCCTTCCTCTTTGATCCTCCCGATGATATCCCGATCTTACTTGAATCATACAACTCAAAATTAGCCGGGTAATTATTGGTAGACTCCCAATATCCGAAATCACCATACTGATATGGTCTGGGAGCGCAGTCAGCGGGTTTATCCCCACATGAGATACATTTCGCCTCATAGGTAACGAATCTCCTTAATTTCAATTCTTTTGTGAAGAAGAATACGTATTTCACCTCTAGTGGCCGAATGCCAAAACAGAACGGGGCGGGGAAGATGGCGGTGCCGGCCGTATAGAATCCGGCAAGCTCCTTCATGTCCTGCCTCATGGCGAAACCGGTGAAGAACACACATACCGCAGGCTCGATGCAAACATATATCTTATGGAAAGTAGTCTTGTCATCATTCCAGAACAAGTACTTTGGCATCATAAATATCTTATGATCCACGTAATTCACTATAACACCTTTCTTGGCATCATTAGCCAAAGGATTAGGAGCCACGGTACCTTCCTTGTCCGAGAAAAACGTTATACGAACCTTATTGTATGATGACGAGTCGCCGATCGGATAATTATAGTTACCCATCATCTCTATATACATAATACCGTTATCAGGATCGGATAAACCACTTATGTATTTCTCGTAATCCAACTCCACCCATCTGGCATATGAGGATACATGTGGATAGAACTTGAAATAAGTCAAGTTGCTTCTACCGAACCAATTGGTCTTGGCGTCAATATCATTCTGCACAGACACACGACCTTCCCAGTCAGTAGTTATACCGGTATTAAACTTAGAATTATCACCATCGCCAAAAAGACACATGGCGTTCTCGATACCAAACTGACTCTCATATTGGGGGAAATAAGCCTCCATCGTATCCATTAACTGATCAAGCATCGTCTCCGTATGCTTCTTTCCTTCCCATCCGGGATATTGATACAAATATGTGCACTTACCCAATGACCTACCCCCTTGGAATGTAGGAAGTTGAACATCGTTAATAGTAGGATTCACGTGAGGATCACCTACCGAACACCCATTAGTACATATACCCTCATCATATAACTGCCGGACATTAGACATATCCTGACACAAGACCAAGGCGGAGGAGTCTATATCAGACGGGAATTTATCCTCATCCTGACCATCCAGCCATTCCTGAACCAGATCTATGATATTCTTACCTCCACTGGAATAATTATCGAAATCACACAATACAGAGAATTTCCTTTGTGACTCGGCGTTACTTTGTATTAAGGTGGTAGGCTCGGTCTCCGTATAATCACTAGCCAGCTTATACGTAAAATCAATCCTAGAATCCACCAAAGAGTTTTTATCCAATATAGTCCTGGTCTCTATCCTCTCGATATCATCACATCCACTAGGGAAATCGGGAGCCTTTATACCGTCTTGATCCTCTGGCAATGATATAGCAGCGCATAACTCGTCAGTAATACCTACATTAGATTCTATGATATCACACAAGTTCTCTATATTATCAGCGATATAATCAATAGCATCATCTACCGTAACATCTTCCCCCATCGTGTTGATAACGAATTGGGTCTCTCCTACCGTGGCATATTCCTGCTCTACATATCTGAGTTGCTTGACATCTAGCTGATTCTTGCATTCTCCTCCAAAATCATCAAATCCCCAAGACGGGTCGTTTATGATCTTTGCCGTATTCTTAAACTGCCAAAGATAACGGCGGCTGTTCCCGGCGCACTGCGGGTTGTTCTCCAATACCGAAGCCGCTGATAGGTCTTCAGAGTTGCCGTCCTCATCAACGATAACCTCCATCTCCTCCCTTGTGGCCGGACGAGGGATAAGCGGGAATCTAGCTGTCCTGTATCCCGTATTGGTAAAGAATCTTATACCCAACGGATATACCTCGTCACGCATGAAAGAGGCGTATTTAGAGCAAGCCACACCGTCTTTATATAGATTCTCCGTGGCTATCGATGTCTGCCATTTAACGAAATGACCCAAGAAATTAACGACCGGTTGAAGATTCCATTCATTCTCCACGGTCAAGCCGTATTGAAGAAGACGATTCCCGACAGACGTCATGCCTCTGGCTGTCTTATATACCGGTATTTCCTTGGATAACTTCTCCATGGTCGTACGCTCGCTATACTGATCCGTAAGGTAATAGATGGTCCTTTCCGTTATCGGATGTATACCTTCTATGAAATACTCAAGAACCGGGCTTTGCTCACCATTAAACCCAACCGTGTTCTGTATAACGCCTATCTTATAATGAGATACCTGCTTATCTATATTAGACACGGTAAGGCGGATACCCATGTTGGTTGACTTACCCCATAAACCATCGCGGATAACCATATCTTGACGATCGAATAACATGATTGGGTTGGTCAATGAGCAATATCCGGTCTTCTCAATCCCGAACTCATCGCACAACGCCACGCAGAACTGGTAGGTCCCGGCACGCAGGCTTCCCCCGAACTCCACGACCTCAGGCTCCACGCACGGGGCCGTCAGCAACGGGAACACCAGCAGCTTCTCGCAGGCTAGCCTACATCTCTCTATTGGCTTGTCATCCCCACATGTCTTATACCCATGGTAATGATACCAAAAGTCACCATCATCATCCGGATTAAGAGCCTTATCGACCATAACATATCGCTGGGGATTATATCCATCGGTCCAGTATATCACCTTCCCACATTTCTCATCCTTGATCTCTATATCGAAAATCGGGTGATGAATGGAGAAGTTAAGACAAGGGTCATCGGTCCCATCCTCTATCAACACCTCCATCAAATCACATATCTCATCGAAACGACCATCCGACTCCTCAAGTCTCTCGCCAAGGATACGATGAATATCTTTCCCTGATCCTGCTAATTGATCCTCTACGGTCTTGACATAATCCAATGACCTCATGAACGTGATCTTAGAGGTATTGTTATCAGGATTCACGAGAAAGAAATAAGTATTATCACCAGCTATATCATTCTTATACCCAATAACCTTATAGCCATCGAATCGCTTGCATAAAAGGGTGCTAGGCTCGTTCTGAATCTTAATCTGACTCCCATCGTCACCCTCTATGGTAGCGTTCAAGGCGAAACTGTACTCAGACGGGGATAGGTCCTGTGGATGCTTATCCCTGTTCATCCCGGAATCGGGAACCGCTATGTTAGAGTTATTTTGCACGATCTTATCTTTTTCGCAAATATAATAAATCCGCCAGATAATCACTTATGTGGCGGATTCTAACAAACCGTACGTATTATGCAAAACATTCAAATCGCACAAAAATAGAAAATCCTTCTGACTCTCACAAGCCAGAAGGAAAATCTAAACACTTTGCAACGTTTACCTCTAATGAAAATACAAAAACATAATAATTATGGATTTTTTCCCATGTAGCTTGATTGCTTATCGGCGTCCTCTACGGATATGTAGAAGAACCCGTTAGTCACGTATCTCTCATTGACATCCACAAAATCGGTAGATCCTTTGTCTATTCCTCTCTTCGATCCCTCGTCGCACACGGCCACCAGACTATTGAAATCATTGGAATAACCAACGACAACGCCATGTATGTCACGATTCCGAGGATCGAAAACATATCTCATCCTACATCTGTCATAAGCCAATTCCAGAGGACTTTTGTTTATCTTACCATCAAACCCTATACCTGTGGTCAAGGCGATAATACTTCTTGATATATCGCTCATAGTAGTATCTTTTACCGGCACCTTAGGCATAGAAACGCCTTCCATGACAAAATCTAATGCCTTATCTAAAAGCTCGTCGAAATCATCATCCCGAACATAATCCTTGAACACCTCCAATATATACAACCGGACATGGAGTTCGTTATTGACATCATTTAATGCGATCATAATGCTAGTTTTCGGCAAAGCTAGATTATTCCTATACAATAGAAGATCAAATATGTCATAAGTAAAGGACTAAAAAATAAAAAAACTCTCCTATCCTCACGGACAAGAGAGCCGATGTGTTTATATTATGAAGAAAAATCTACTCGCCAATCCTTACAATGCAGTCACGAGACTCCTTGTTGTAGATCATCGTGCCTACCTTAGAATACAAGGTCTTTATATTTTGCCAATTATCCTCACCATGGGCAGATACGTTGGTAGGGGCATCACCGGTATAAACCTCCTCGCCTCCGATATTGACAAAATCATATCCACGTTTCTCCATAGAACCGCCCTTATATGCCGTGAATTTGATAGTAATATTACCTTTCTCACGACCACCATACCAGTTACCGTATATACTGCATCTGATCTCAAGAGGTAATTTATCATAATTATCACCATCCAACAACGGTCCCATCTGGATCAAAGCTGCCTCATTACCCGATTCCATGTTATCACCACCATGGATGAGATAATCACCTACCCGTTCCTGCGTGGTCTGGTACTGTTTACTCCAACCAACCAGCTTGCCGTCAACATCCGGGAGGCCGGTGTTATCGAAACCGGTAGCCGTGTCAAAGTCAATGCCGTCCTCGTCAGCCCAGATATACCTAAGCACTAGGTAGTCGAACTCCGGGATAATAACCACCGGGACCGACTCCTGCCTGCACACGAACGTCTTCTCCTCCTTGGTGCCTTCTTTTATAACCTTGTACGTAGCCTGACGTATCTCTCCAGTCTCATTGATATCAGCGGTAACCCTAACCTCAGCAGGACCGGTACCACTTGTCTTATCTAAATGTATCCAATCAGCCATATCATCGTATTTTGTTAAACCAGTTTAATATACTTATCAAAAGCGTTGGGCCACATACGCTCATAAGACAGCATCCTCCTCCTATTATCCTCAGCCAGCTCCCGGTAATCATTCAAGGTAATCATCGACATCTTAAGCTCTTTCATGGCCCTAGCGAACTTACCCGGCTCCTGCTGAGCGTATAGTTTATAAGCATCACCAGCCCCTTGTATCAAACCGTTAACGGCGGCGTTCTCGAAGATCTTCATCTTGATATACGTCTCGACATAATCCTCAAGATAACCTAACGCCGTTTCAGGTATATACGGGAGACCGTCATCATCCTTGGGTGTAGCACGATATATGATGTAAATAAATCCATCAAACCCAGTATACATAGTATTGCCAGATATAGTTATATCATAATTATCCCAAGCATATTTATCCCGATACTTGTCGGCGGCGCAATCACGTCTCAACCCACGACCTATAGACAACCTTACGGGGTGATGGTAATGGAAGCGAACCTCGTGAGACCCGATATATAGCTTCTCCGTGATCGTCTTCTCAAACTCCTCCTTACAGCACTCCGTGCAGGAGTTCCAACGGAAGCCGCGCTCGGTGCGCTCGACCCAGCCGATCTCATGTTGGAGGTCAGCCTTAGCCTTGTCGCCGCCCGGAATCTCACAGACAAGAGGCTCACACCTATAGGCGTCAAGCATGTCGAAAAAATCGAAAGGCAATACCGCCTGTTTATTACTGGTCTTGACAACCGCCTCGGACATGACCGCTATAACACCCCCGAACCTTTTCAAGGCGATCTCAGCCCACCTATAAACAGACGAGGTATCTATAGCCCCGCTATCATCGTATTTATGTAAATCGGCCTTGATCTCGGCCAATAACCCTTTTATAGTCATATTTAAGTCTTTTGCACAAAGATATGTATTTGAATCCGTGATACAAAAAAAATCCAGTCTACCCTCACGGGCTAACTGGATCACAAAAACTTCTACAGCTTATAAACCCATTTAACTCCAAATACCTTACTCTCCGATTCAACCTCCCGGTACAAGAACTTATACCTCCTACCTGATTCCATAGCCAATCTACACTCCTTATTCAACGCCGGAGAAATATAGAGATGGAAATACTTGTTCCGAGGCATAAAATCAATACACGTATGGACATAAGAATATCCACCCGTTCCACGTCTGTTAATAGTACCGGTAAGCTTATTCAGATATATCTTACGATTAGGATTTATCTTATGGCACAGATAACCGATGTTGTTTATATAAACCCCACCCTCATTCTCCAGATACTTATCACGTATAACCTTCCATATCAAGGACTGACATTCGAGAATATCATTCTTGTCCACGATCGTATGCTTCCTCCTCTTACCGTTCTTAGACATTATTGACCTATAGAACCGGAGAAAATACTGATTTAATATCTTAAACGATTTTATATCCATACCGCAAATATAATCAATCAATCCTAATACAAGAAATAATATACATGATTAGGTATATAATTACCTATGAAACAAGAGTAATCACCATACCATCCGGATCTGGATCATTCAGTGGTTCTACTACGACCAATTACGGGATATCATCTGGGGCTTACGCTTATTATGAGGATGGTCAAGGAAGTGGATCTTGTTGACAATAAAAAAAGGAGAGGTTAGTTGTCCTCTCCTTTTTATTGTATATACATTATGATTATTTAACCAACAAAACCACCATACTTTAGAAGGTGGATGAATTGGTTTGATTAATTTTGAATCAAAATTACAAATAAAAAAATGATTTCCTACAAATACAACATCTATCATTCCAAGAAAACGAAGTATCTTGATAAAATGCTTCGTGAATGTTGTTTTGTATGGAATCACGCTTTAGCTCTACAGCGTAGGTATTACAAGTTGTTTGGTAAATATATCTCAATTGGTAAAATGAAGAAGCATTTTGCTGAAAGAATTAAAAGAAATCTTCTTCATTCTCAAACAACACAAGAAATACTTGAACGTCTTGATGAATCTTACAACCGTTTCTTTAAAAGAAAATCAAAGAGACCACCTAAGTTTAAAAGATCAAATTGTTTCAACTCTTTTGTTTTTAAACAAGGAGGATTTACTCTAAATGGTAATATTCTCACAATCAACAAAGGAAAGAAACGTTTTAAGTTTTCATACAGTAGAGCATATGAAGGTAATGTTAAACAAATAAGAATAGTCAGAGAAACCTGCTATCGTTTTAGTTTGATTATAGTTACAGATTACAATCCTGCAAACTCTTACAGAAAGACATATGATGGTGCATCTGTAGGATTGGATTTTGGTCTGAAAACTTATCTAACTAAAAGTGATGGGAGCAAAATCGATTCTCCTTTATTCTTCAAACAATATCAAAATAAGATTAGAAAACTAAATAAAAAGTTTTCTAATGCGAAGAAAGGATCCAATAATAGAAAAAGAAGACTGTTTGAACTTCAACAAGCGTATCGTAAAATAAACGATCTTCGATCATATTTTCAATGGAAATTAGCTCATGAATTGTGCAAGCGATATGATTATATTTTCATTGAAGATCTATACATTGAAGGAATGAAACGTTTGTGGGGAAAGAAAGTTTCTGATCTTAGTCATTCTTCTTTTATTAACAAACTTACGTATATCGCTTCAAAGTATGGAGTGATAGTACATAAGATTGACAAATGGTATCCTTCCTCAAAGACTTGTGAATGCGGGTTTGTTAATAAAAACTTGTCGTTGAGAGATCGCACATGGTGTTGTCCAAAATGCGAGTCTATCAACGACCGTGATGTTCTTGCGGCCCGTAATATACTTCGGAAGGGCATTTCCGAATTGGAGAGCAAGAGTAATTCCAGCGATAGTAATATCGGGGTTTCTTGCGTTTGTATCCAAGAATCCCATTTGCTTTAGTGATGGGAGTATGTCAAATAAACCTAAGATCTCTTTTCTTTGTATGATTCAATATCCTACTAATATGTCTGGTGCTTAATCCAGTCCTTTCCCTTATTTTATCATAGATATAGTTCTTGGATACGTAAGCTGATATATCCCCAAGATCCTTTATGATCTTGTCATACATATCGTGCACCTCATTATATCTTATGATAGAGCTGTCTCTCATCCCTCTTTCGCCTATACCGTCAACTATGGCGTCATTGAAACCGAAGAAATTGATTATTGATCTTATTAGATTCATGTTTACTGAATTTTTTGTGTTTTCTTATTAATATCCATATCCGGGTTCTCATCCGTAGGGATCTGCAATTTGGTTATAGTTTCCCTTAATGTTTCGGAAACCACATATTCAAGAAGCTTGTCTGGGCATATGAAATCATAATCCCATTGAGATGTACATGGCTTATCTTTTTCAGCTCCACACCCGGATAACTCTAAAGCCGCTTTTCTATCCAAGGTAATAAGATCCACGTTTATAGCCTCTATGTTAATATCTGGTATATAGATATAACCATCATTTACATAGTAATAATATTGATCTATATTCCCATATTTACGTTCCTTGTTGTTAGCGTATTTTCTTAACGATATGGAGGTAAATATAATATCATCCATGATATTTGATACTTTGATGATAGCCGGACCTATACGGGTATATATCATATCGGGCAATCTTTTCTTGGATCTCATAAGTATCCTGCATAGTTTAAACTCATCAAAACAACAATCAATTTTCCGAACCCTCTCCATCTCCATGCAATTGATATGAGTATACAGTGATTCCTCGCCGAACAAGGTTCCATCAGCATACTTCTGGGCTATATATGATCTTGCCTTTTGTCTTCCTATGGATAATATCCATCTCCTACTAACATGAGCGTCCTTATTGATGGAGTTCATATCATTTATGATTCTAGATACAAATTCTGAATTTTTCATATGCTAAATACTGAGGAGGGGATATACCCCTCCGGTTGTTACTTCTTTTTCTTAACCTTGCCTCCACATTTCAATTGAGGTTTCTTTTTATCGGAGACCTTGCCTCCATTAGCCATTTTCTTTTTCTTATTGCAAGCCATAACTTAATGTATTAATATTAACGATACAATATTAATGATTTTAATTAATAGATAAACAATACGCATTGAATAAGCTAAATTCACATCAAGTCAGACGGTATCTCTTACGCTAATGGCTTGGCGCAGGCCGATAGATGCGATTGTCCACAAAATTGGAGTGCCAACGTGGTAGACTACAGTGAAAGCGGAAGTTGTATTAACTTTACTGTGGAATACAGTAATCCGTGTAGTTCCAGCAAAACCATAACAGTGACAGGAGGAGCGGAAGCGAATACCTCCACGGGTATGGAGATGACCACTAGTACTACGGTTACGATAGGTACTGGTAGTGGATCTACTAGTGGTAGAATGTGTTTTCAAGCGGCCATAAGACCAGGAACGGCGCATGCGGCTTGTACCACAGGTGGACAATGCTGATAATGTATATACAATAAAAAGGAGAGGTTAGTTAGCCTCTCCTTTTTATTATATATCAGACTCTTAACATTGACCACCAGCTCTTCCACTTATATTGATAGAATTACATGGATATCCACGATCAAAAGATATCGTGGCCTTTTTAGTGCCTGATCCAGTAGGTATAGTTACTGTCGTACTCCCGATAGTAGTCCCTGAGCTTGAGGCTGTTACCGTCAAACTCTTCTGCGTAGTACATTCATTACTATACGTAATCTCGACCTCTACTCTTAGCACTGAAGTGCCCGAAGGAGCGCCATTGCAAGGATCACCATCGGCATAAGCGTTGGCTGACCAATTCTTCGTTGGCTCCACGCAATCGCATCTATTGGCCTGCGCCAAGCCATTAGCGTAAGAGATACCGTCTGACTGTAGGTTATTGTCGGCTATCCTATTTGCCTCGTCCTTGGTACAAGCCTCATATTTACCAGCGATTTGCTTATAACTGATAGTCTTAGGAGTACAGTTGCTAGGACAGTTCGTGGCCTTGACATTTCCCCATCGGTCATCATTGCCAACCTTAGAAGGGCATGTTTTAGCATTAACAAGAATCCGAAGAGCCTCCTTAGCGCTAGAATAAGCATCATAAGCGGCGCTAGACGCATCTTGAGCCGTGCTCCTGCAATATTCTCCGGCAGAAACAACCTTCATAGGGCTGCTAGGAGCGCATACATCACCACATTCGCCCGAACATCCCTTACATACCTCATTGGTATAGATAGTGTAGTCATATGGATTACAACAATGCTCACCGCCATTCTGCCAATATCCCGTAGGATCACACTCGCTAGAATAATGCTCCTCGCTATTACCATTATTACACCTGCTATTATCCATACGGTATGTATTATCACATCCGCATCCACAAGATCTTGAATCGGACTCAACCAACTCATCTTGATCTGAGGCTGAAGAACAAGGATTGGTCTGATTCCTACTCCTACGATAATCGCATCCACTACAATAATAATTCCAATCATCATAAGATGGGGTATCATCGTCATCGGCGCAATCACCATTCTTATTAGCGTAAGCTTGAGCGGCGGTCTTAGTCGTCGTATCATTCTTGAAAGCGTTTTGAACCTTGCTGTCGGCATCCGCCTGAGATACGGTAGATGTCAACGCTGACAACCCTAAGGCGCTATAAGGAACGGATAGAGCGACACCATGTTTACATGTACCACAATTATCCTTATAAAATGTAGCGCTTCCAGTACCGGTCCACACACAAGTGCCATGCTGGTTAGCGTAATCCTGTCCTCTCTGGTCTAGGATCTGCTCTGCCTTGCTCCTGGCATCAGCCAAAGAAACCTTGCTGGTGATAGGCGTACCGCCGTTGGCTTGCGTAGAGGTCACCGTTATTCTCTGACCAACCCCGCTTCCGGCGCAATTGTTCTTATAGAAGTCACGGCTTGCCACGTAAGTCCAAGTACATCCACCGTTCTTATTGGCGTAGTTCTGTCCATCGGCTCCACGAACAGCATTCTCGGCCTTCTTATTAGCGTCAGCCAAAGATATGTTGGAGGTATACGGATGTCCCGGCAGCCTGTCGCTACTTACGGATACCATGTCGCCTACGCCGCCATCAGCGCAATTGTTCTTCTGAACCTGACCGGTATAGCTTCCTGTCCAAGTACAAGTGCCCTTCGAGTTGGCCACGGCCTGACCCTGAGAGTTCACGGCGGCCAATGCCTTGGCGTTAGCGTCAGCTTGGGATACACATGACTTAAACTTACCATCAGAGCTAGGACTTGGATCCGTAACATCATTCTGAGTTACGGTAACAGAGCTTCCAACTCCACCATCCGCACATTGACGGGTAAAGGCCTTGGATGCCGTACCAAACCAGAAACATGTATTATTACCACCAGCTATATACCGCTCTTGATTATCAGGATCAGTATAACAGGTATTGGTGTTACGTTGATGTAACTGAGAGATACAGTCCTTACATACAGTCTCTATAGTCTCCCATACCGGTTGCTCGGTCTTCGTATGGCACGTATCATCGTAGTTCTTGTTGACGAACGCCTGACCCATTCTGTCGATATAGGCCTTAGCCAAAGCGTCTGCCTCTTCCTGAGAACGGGTAGAGGTGAAGAACTGACCCATAAGATCCGGGGTTACGGTAATAGGATCAGCGTACTGACAAGTAGGACATTTAGGAGTGAACTCCTTGCTATAATTACCTACATATATCTTCAGCTCATCACAAGTACCACGATCATTGGCTATAGCCTGACCTTGCGCCTTGACAGCGGCCTTGGCAAGCTCATCGGCGGCGAACTGGCTCTCATAAGAATAGAACGGACCACCAGTGACATCAGCCTCCGTAACGTTAACAGATGAAGGTATCAATCCGGATGGACAATTATTCTTCTCGAACACCTCACTATAATGACCGGTGTACTTAGGAGCCTCATGGCAAGTACCACGCTCATCGGCAACCCTCTGTCCTTGATTCATGACAGCGGCCATAGCCACCAAGTTAGCCTCATCCTGCGATACGCAAGACTGGAACGGATGACCATCGACCATATCCTGTGTCACGGTGAACGGATCTCCTATCTGATTAGCTCCACAATTGCTCTTAGTGAACTCGAAGCTAGCCCTACCGGTATACATAGTAGCGTCAGAACAAGTACCCCTGGTGTTAGCCAAAGCCTGTCCTTGAGCCTGTACGGCGGTCATGGCCATAGCGTCAGCGGCGGTCTGGGAGTCGTTAGACTGGAATGGGTGTCCTTCTACCATATCTTGGGAGATCGTCACCTTAGATCCGATCTTACACTCACCACAGTTGTTTCTCGTGAACTCCAAGGAAGCACGGCCGGTGTACGTACAAAGGGCGTGGATATTGGCAAGGGCCTGTCCTTGGGCGTCAACGGCGGCCTTGGCCTTGTTATTGGCATCCTCCTGAGATACGGTAGACGTGAACGGATAACCGTCAACCATCCTATCATTTACCGTATAAGTACCACCAGTGCCAGTACCACAATTGTTACGGGTAAACGTACGTGTATAAGTACCGGTATATACAGGCACCTTCTCGCACTTACCTTTCACGTTAGCCACATCCTGACCTTGAGCCTCGACGGCGGCCTTAGCCTTATTGTTGGCGTCTTCCTGAGATACGGTAGACCTGAAATCCCCTGTCACCATAGTCTCATCCACGGTAACCTTGGTTCCGTACTGAGTCTTATCGCAATTGTTTCTGGTAAATTCCTTGCTATACTTACCGTAGTAGATCGTCTTCTCCTTACACTCACCTTCTAGGTTGGCTTGTTGCTGGGCGTTAGCCTCAAGATCAGCCTTAGCCTTATCATCAGCGTCCTTCTGGGAGATAATAGAGAAGTACTTACCGGCGGAAACGACATAAGTATAAGGTTGACCGATATGGAACTCATCACAATTATTTCTCGTGACTGTCTTCTCCATCCTTACGTTATAGTATACGTTAGTCTGACAGTCGCCACGCTCGTTGGTGATAGCCTGACCTTGCGCCTCGACAGCGTCCTGCGCCAGCTTGTTGGCGGCATCCTGCGATACCGTAGAAGTGAACGGATATCCAGAACACATCTTCTCGTCCACAGTGAAGTCAACAGGGGTAGAACCCTCAGGGCAGTTGGTTCTCTGGAATACCTTGGAGTACGATCCGGTAAATACCGGTATCTTCTCACAGTTACCCTTGATATTCGCTATATCCTGACCTTGAGCCTCGACAGCAGCCCTTGCTAGGCTATTAGCGTCTTCCTGAGACACGATGGATCTGAAGTCTCCCGTAACCATCGTCTCGTTAACAACCACATCCGTACCGTATTGGGTGGAATCACAATTGTTACGGGTAAAGGTCTTGCTAAACTTACCATAATAGATATTCTCCTTAGGCTTACACTCACCCTCCAAATTGGCTTGTTGTTGACCGTTCTTCTCAATATCCTCAAGGGCTTTCCTGTCGGCGTCCTCTTGAGAGATGGAAGATACGTACTTTCCCTCAGGAATGATATAAACATATTCCTGACCGTCACTGAACTTATCGCAATTATTACGTATAAACGTCTTTCTCTGCTCCTCGTTATACCAGATATCAGTTATACACTCACCATGCTCGTTGGCGTATTTCTGACCGTTCAGGGCTATATCCTCCATAGCCTTGGCGTCTGCGTCCTCCTGCGAGATAAACGACTTGTAAGTCCTTTCCTCGACCGTATACAACACCACCGATCCATGCTGGTTGGCCAGACAGTCGTCCTTAGTGAACGGCTGAACCATCTTGATATTATAATAAACGGGCTTGGCGTCCTGAGCTATCATATACTCCTTGACAATATTACCGTCCTTTGACGTTATACGGAACTTAGCCGTACAGATCTGACCGGTATAATTAGCCTTGTATACGATATTAAGCTTATTATCGCCTACCCCATGGCTCTTGTCGTTAATGGCAAAGCAATTACCCTCGACACAATTCTTATCTATTTCCCTTGCCATATTATCCTTCAGTTATTCTCCATGAAACATCATCTCCGGCCTCTACCCTCACGATTTGGGTATCACCATCCTTATTAAGCGTCAACCTTTGCGGATCCACGTTGAAGGGTGGTTCCGGCTCCGGCTCACTACCATCACCGCAAGTGCAACATACCAGCTCGATATCATACTCAGTATTGGACTTGATATCTATAATAACCTGACCGTTCTCGCTAGTCACGTTATCGAAGTCATGATCAAGTATGATATAAGGTATATCATTAGGTTGTTGATTGATATTAACAACCTTACCGTTCAAGACAAACATCTCATGATGCTGTTCGTTATCCATATTCTTAGGCATAGCTATGACAAAGCTAGCCTCATACAAATCAGTGGCTCCGGGATCCTCAGGATCGGCGTACACTATATATCTGCTATCCTCTTCCGGGACCTTCATGGATAAGCCATTCACGTTCATGGAGACTATATAAGACTTGCTCACCGAGCCACCAAGGGTAAGACAGGAGGCCTTGACCGAGGCGGAGTTAAGCTTGGCGTTGATGACCGCCGTCCCGCCCTCCATATCGAACATGATACTGGTCGGATCCACGCTTACCCGCTCCATGCCCTTCTGGGTTATGGTAGCGAGCTTCGTAACCTTGCCTTTCTCGACCGCTACGTAAGTCTCCCTAGGCAACCTACCCATCCATCCCGGCTCTACCTTAATAGCCACCTTGTCGGGGCCGGTACCGGAAATCTTGTCGTAGGACACCCATGAGGAGCCTTGCTCGATCTTGGCAAGAATATCTTTTAAATTACTAGCCATATCAATCCGCTTGCGTTATAGTCCATTTATCACTCTTGCCGACAATAATCTCAAGGATCTTCTCTCCACCCTCAGGAGGATACTCGAAGTTAGTAGGCTTAATCTCAAATACGCTGGCGCCTCCACAACCAAGATCACAGATCATATCCGGCAACCATCCCTCCTCAAAAAACCGTTCTATAAGCTCCCTGACAGCCTCTGAAAAAGAATCAAGCTCTAACCTGTCTACGGGGAGAGATCCCTTCTTGAGGATCTCACCACATACCCAGCCGTCACAATCGGAAGCCAAGACCGTATCGTACACTCTCTTAGCCATAACAAGAAGTATTTAAAATATTACTATTCAATGTAGTATATACGATATTAACATCAGTGAACTCATCACCCATGCAATATTTCTTCTTAAACTTAACGGACCTACCAGAAACGACATATCCGTCATTAGGGACGATAGTACCACAATAGGTAACGCTGAGCACATTCAACGGCTCGTATCTTAACCTGACAGCCTGAACACCCTTGAACGAGTCACGTTGGATGGACGCCGTGGCACCAGATACGGCAACCAGCTTCCTTACCAGAGACTCGATTACGCTATTCATGCTATCACCGTTCCTGATATCTGCCTCAGGGAACGACTGACCGTCATATATGATATTGGAACTGTAGATACTACACTCGTCCCCAGGTCTATATTCCGGCTTACATGGATTACAATTATTTCTCATATCAAATCAATTTGTTGATCATTCTTCTTAATTCAAGTATCTCAGCATCCCTATCCCGTATAGCCTTTATCATAGCGTTAAGGGTATCGGACATATCGCAATTAGGGGATAATCCCAATGATTCCACACGTACCTTATCACCGGGGTAAATACAATCGGTACTCATGTACGTAGAGCACGGTACTTTCGTGTCGTCTACAGTAGGCCTATATTGTTTTTTGTTGCAACCGTTCATCACCAAACCTCCTCTTCAGTTCCGCTATCCCCGCCGCTACCACCGGCGTTGACAAGCTCGTTTATAATCTTCCTCAAATCCAGAACCTCACGATGGTATAAATCTATCTGCTTATCCCTAGACGCTATAATACGCCTCAATGAGTCTATAACGACAGACATATCAGTACCTTTCTCTATACCATCCGCTACCAACTCATCGCCTGAGTACAAGACGCATTTATCATACAAGGTTATAGGGCATCCATAACCAACACAAGGCTCGTCCTGACAATCTCGATCGCAAGGATCACAAGGATCGTTAGGGCATTTGTTAAGAAACCTATCTATCTTAACGCCATGACAACACTCTTCGGGACGTTCCCGTGAATGATCATGACAACAACCACCTGAATTACGCATATGAATAATATTAATGTTTTTAGCAAAGATACTTATTTGGTTTGATTATAGGACAACAAGACGTATGAAACAATAAGAGGTAGAGACCATAAGCCCCTACCTCCAAAACACTAATCTAACATTATGGAAAACACAAACGCATTCTTACCAATAACACTGATCCTCTTGATCGATATTCTCGATCCATTTCTCGCACTCAAGATTAAGATCAGCGTACTCCTGTCCCTCTACCATCAAAACCTCACGAGCCTTGGCGTTGGCATCCTCAACCGATATCCATGACCTAAACCTATTGGCTTTGATAGAGTAATATACTTTACCGGACTTATATCCGAACGGACATATCTTCTCGAACCAATCACCGATCTTCGTATTATAGAATACAGGTGAACAACTACCCTCGGCGTTAGCCTTCTCCTGACCTTCTTTCATGAACTTCCTATAGGCTAACGTATCGGCATCTATCTGGGATATATCGGATATGATAGCTCCGGCTGGCAATTCATATACAATACCTTCCTTGCCTGATGTGCCAGCCTCGCAATCGTTCTTGTAAAACAAGCCACGAAGAGGCTGTGAGACCCAGTCCTCGCAGCAAGCCCCGACGGAGTTGGCCTCCCCCTGCCCGATCCGTCCAAGCTCCACCATGGCCTTATCATTGGCATCTTTCTTAGATACGTAAGAGACAAACCTGCCTTCCTCTATGCATACCTGCTCCTTGGACCCCCTACCGCTTACGCAATTGTTCTTGATAAACTCATCGCATACCTGATCATTATACCATACAGCCGGTATTATGTCGGCATATGTATTGGCGTAGTCCTGACCGTTGGCTTTGATATCATCCTCAGCCTTGTTGTCAGCCTCCTCCTGCGTATCGCCAAAATAGACGTTGGCCGGGACCCGGTAGTCAACAGAGCCGCCCACGTACCCGGCAGGCGGGTTATTTCTGGTGAACGTCCGAACTATTTCTTTATTACCGTATACCATTGTGATTCACTTTGTCACAAAGATAAATATTTTACCGATATGAGACACATAACCGTAAATTCAAATACGCAGTTGCCTGATTATCAATTTTTGGGCAAAAATGGAATTAATTATCCCAGTGATTAAACGACTCCGATCCGGCGAACACCCCATAGTCCCTAAACATACCTCCACATAATATGAAATCACTTTTCTTGCTACCATTTATAGATGACAATATGTATTTATATCCCTTGCCTGTTATGTAAATAGTCCTCGCATATATAACCTTACCAGATTCGGTGCATATATTCTTATCACGATAATGAGCAAACCCTTTCCTTACAGCATTAGCCGTAATCTCCCAATCTCCATTAACCTTAACCCTTTTGACTATTATCTTTATCTTAACAAGAAAATCTCGTAAACATTTATCGCTTATAATTATATCATTCTGCTCAAGCTTCTTGGCTAAATCCCTTACCAGCAAATCTGATTCTCCAGACATGATAAACGACTCTGAAAATTTTATATCCTCTTTCTTCGACTCAAGAACCTTAGCCATCTCCTCGGCTTTGGCCCTCTCCTCTAACGCCAGCTTCTCGGCGGCTACCCTGCCACGATATTCCTTAGCCCAAGCCTCAGCAGCGGCGGGAGGATCATTAAAATCAGGAATCACGCATTTGCCTGTAGTGAGAAGCTCTTTAATTCTATCCAAACACCATAACCTAAAATCAACACTAAGCCACTGAGCGAAATCCAAAGCCAAATCCTCACACATCCATGTGCCAGGACTAACCGTACCCCTGATAATCGTAACAGGCTGAAAATCAGCATTACCATATTTTCTGGTAATGGCATTAATTAACTCATTTACAGAAGATAACGATAAATAATCATTTGGTCTCTTTTTAAACGGCTTCGCCATTTCGGTAGCATTCACATAAGTGATACCGTTCTCTGTTTTGAAAGTTATATCATTACCATTGTAGCTAAATATTGTAGATAATCCGTTTTCGTTGGATTTAAACGCCAAAATCCTACTACTATTATTCATAGAATCATTGGAAATAATTATATTTGCACTCATAATAAATTAACCTATGTCCATTACATCGTGAGATATGATGGACATACAAAAATAGCCAATCGAATCGTCTATGACAAATCAATTGGCTATTTTTTATATCTAACACATAAAGATATTTTACAACTTACAAGAGTATCTATCTAACCTACTTATTTAGAAGACTCCTTACAAATTGTATACTTGATTTACAGTAGCTTAACATCTAGTAATACATCATAAATCAATATCTATACATCTGATTATCACCAATGTCGACTTTTCTCCATTGGTTCGTTACCTATTACAAATCTTATCCTCCAAAGCATAAAGCACCTTAGCGACAGTCTTATCTCCATTTACCTTCACGCAAGACTCACCAAGATCCCGGACATCTATAGCCTCCCTGATACGGGTAAGCTCGTCATATATCTCCTCTATCACATCAGAGATCATAACACACTCATCAGAGTCCTTATGCTTTGACCACTCTGGTAGATCACCCTCATAAGGTACGCAAGTGGACGGAGTTATATGTGAACAATTATACTTTCTCATGCCAGTAACTTATTAACACGTTCCTTTAACGATCTCACCTCATCCGGGCATAACCCGCAATCATTATCACATAATGACCTTTGCAGACGAATTATCTTACCCCAATAGGATATATCAGGCTTGTCACCGATCCTATACCTATGGTATCTCATATATCTACCCCATTGGCAGGACAGCCATTCGTCTACGGACTTACATGAATCCGTCCTATCAAGGTTTGATATGCTCTGCGCGCCCATTCAGAATCTCCTTTCTCATTTCCTGTACCTCCTCGTCAGGCGGGCATCCATACGGCAGATTCTTGATCCACTCACGGATCTTTTTCTGCATATTAAGATAAGATACGCCAACGCCATCACCCTTGGTACGAACTTGCTTATATATACTAACCACGTCACGCTCCATGGTCTGCAACGGATCTTGCATAACCATACATCCAGCGGTGCTTCTAGAAGCATATTCCCTATCGCTAACAACGGTAGAAGAAGAATGATTCATCATACTTCTCTCAATTCTTTCTCTCTCGGCCCTTAACGCCTTTTCCTTACAAGTATTACAACCCATAGCTATATTTTTTATTTAACAATCCACGCAATTGGTAGCCATCTCAAGAAGCTCTCCGACACGGTCAATAATCTCATGAGCGGCCTCTATATTGTCCAACCTAACGTTAGCCTCCGCTACGACCATAAGTGTCTCCATCTCCTGTATCTTATTTATAAGATCCTTATCCTTGTCCTCGCATAGGATATCAGTCTTAATCCATAGCCGATCAAGACGCCTGCGTATAAGATCCGTCTTAAGATACTTGCGACTGAAGTTGTAAGTAGAAGGGCTACCTATGATCTTGATATCATATATACCATCAGGTAGGTCAAGGTACTTGACATTACAATCATCGTAATTAAAGCAATTGAGACCTAGTGTTAAACTGGTAAAGGTATTGACCTGATTCTTGCCAAGAAACAACGTAACGGGGTCAGACATGCCCGGCGTAGTGATCTCGATGATCGCCTTCCTATCCTCCAGCAGCCCCCACTCGGACTCATCCAATACCTGAAGCACCTTGGGATCACGTGTCTCTAGCACCTGAAACGACAGCCTAATATCATTCATATTAACCTTCTTATCGTACCGGCACAAGCTATCGTCATAACGAGCTTGCATATCAAGATCCGGGATATCGGTATAATATGTCTTGACCTCATGACCGTTGATAAACACCGATGTTATCTGGCAAACATGAGACCTAGCAACATCGAAAAACACCATCCTTACATTACCCTCATAATCAACGCCCAATGTCGGGTATGTCAATATCTGGGTATTATACTCACCATCGTTACGTCTAGCCACGACAGTAATAACGATAGGTTTCTCTATATCGTAATCATCCATGATAATCCTAGCGGCGAACTTATCATGAATTATCTTCGGTATGATATTGATCTGATTCATTCGTATTTCTTTTTCACAAAGATAACTATAAAGACGAATCTTAAAAAATAGATTCAAAAAATAGTACCACATGAATATATTACCAAAAAGAATGTATACATTTGCGCCATGGTCGGTTGGATGAGTGGTTTAGTCGGTGGTCTGCAAAACCATATACCTCGGTTCGAATCCGGGACTGACCTCATATTTGCAATTCTTTTCTGGGGTGATAACCAATAGGTGTATGGGGTTTCTTGTACACCTATTATTTTATCAATCCGAATCTTTTCAACAACACGAATAATACAACCAATATACCTAAGATCGACATAAAGATAATAGCCATCGGCCACCTTGATTCCTCCTTATCGTCTATATCCTTATGCTTGATGTCTGTCTTCTTATCAATATCCTCAATACCAGTGATCGTCTTATCAACGCCAAGGGAATCGGTCGTCACCGTGCTATCCCGCCGGCCGATGACGATATGGGCGTCAGTCACGGACGATACCGGTCGCTCTCCCGTGGCGGGATCAATATCCTTATCCGTATCGAATTTCCTCTCAGTTATAACGATATCGGCATTAAGATCAGAGGTCTTTATCTCCACCATCTTGCGGTCTATAACTTCGTTTATCATCGTCTCTATCCTGCTTATCAGCCTGCTATCAATAGACGCCTCGCTAACCTGCCTCCTGCTTCCACAAGAGGACAGGAATAGCGACAGACCTAAACAAAAAATCGCCCTAAGACTTATCCTTAACCTCATCATCGGCAATCCTCCTTATATCGTCAAACGTCTCATCAGGTATGTTCTTGGAGAAGCTAAACATCTTGAACACGTTTATTCTCTTGAATACAGCCTTGAATACCTTCACCAAATAAGCGTCGGAGAAAGCATCACCTATCGTATTCAAGAAAAGCATCACATATCCAACAAGGGCTATATACACCCCATATTTGGTAACGGTAAGTATCATGCTAGCCTCCTCCTCGATCGGGTATAACGTCTTATATATAACACATAATGTCATTACTATAAAACAAGACAAAGCGAACTCCTTAAGAATATCAGTAAACCTGACCTCCCTAAACCATCTCTTGAAACTAAACCTCCTCCTACGGCTTCTACGGAGCTTCCAGCCCCTTACGCTTTGCGCTAACCTAGCCAAAAAATTCGCTATTAATACTATAAGTAATACAGTCAATAAATGATGCACTGGCTGGAAGTAAGCCCAACAAGAAGCACCATACGCAAGCGCTATATTCCATAAAGCCCCCACTCGCTCTATCATGTCTTTGTCTTTCATTTTATACCATATACGCAAAGTTAACCACTATACCGTTAAGTACCTAAAACACCACGGCGTGTATACCGTTCCTCGTATCAAGGCTGTCAAAATGCAACCAACCCACCTTCCCTTCAAGCCGGAAAGGATATGGTAACATATCTTGATGATCCAAAATCAAGCCTCTGGCCTGTTCCGCCGTCATTGACTTGACATCGAAATCCCCAGCCTTACCCAACACATGAGCGGATAGATAAACATCTTTCTTATCCTTGACTATCTGGCAGATGTTGCATCTAAGACCACGTTGGGAAAACTGCCCCTGCTTGTCCCAATTATTACAATACATAGGCTGTTTGATTATATCCCTCCGTAATATAAGAAGATTATGGAGAAACGCTGTATCAAGAAACTGCCACGATCTGTCCTTCCACTTATTATATGTATGAGGACATACCAATTCCACTATATCAAAATACGAACCTAGTTCTTTTATAATATCATTTCTATTCATGTTATCCATTTTTAAAATAATGTAAAATAATAATACCACGATAACCTGATCCTCCTCGACCGCTCGTAGCCCCACTATTAGAAGCTTTAGAGGCTCCACCACCACCACCACCATAATAAGTGGCATTACCTCCATTTTCGCCATTAATAGTAACACCCTCAGTATCCTCAGCTCCAGCCCCATCACCTCCTCCGTGATTGCCACCTTTACCTCCGGATAAAAAGCCTTTATCCCATCCTCTTGTATAAGCTCCCGATCCACCACCAGCGCCCATAGGATAAGGATAACGATCAGGATACTTATTATTAAAAACATATGATCCATCTTGCCCTGGATTTCCCGGGGAAGGATCATGACCATCCCCTTCAACTCCATATCCGCCTCTTCCACCTTTACCAGCAATAGCCTGATATATACCGAATATACTATCACCACCTATATCTCCTACAACCACCCTATATGTAACACCTGGATTTACGGATATAGTCCCAGTCAGTACACCACCTCCGTTACCTCCACTCCCGGCATTATATACATCGGAATATTCTCCATTAAGACCTCCGGCGACCAACGCGAACTCAACCTCATAGACCCCATCAGGAACCGCCCAATATCCATTATCCTGAGGAGATAATTCCTCGAATACCTCTATTATCTTCCTTTTGGGTAACATTCTTCTTCTCATCATAAGGCAAATAGGATTTTACCCCCCCCCACCAATTTAGTTTTAAAATATTGATATTCATAATATTATTCTGGTTTAATCGTCCATCTCTGGGCGTAGTTATTTTTTAGCACATATATCTTCTCCATAGGTGTAGCGGGAAACCCGTTGGATGAGCCTTTCACGAATCCCTCTGGGGCCTGCTCCGTGCCGGAAGGACGCTGATTCTCGTCAGGATATTGACTACCATACATAGAAACCGCAAGTCCATAAAACTGATTTCTTTCCCCATCTTTGCCCACGGATGCCATGGTAATCTGATCCCATCCTACAACAAGGTCGTAGAAGGAGTTTACGAAATCATCTGATCTTTTTTGGCTATGAGTGGAATAATCCATCACAAACCATGTAATAGACCTCATCTCATAAATATAATCTGGCAGCTTATCCACTCTAATACTATTACTATGATAGACGAAAAAACCTGTAAGATGATCCAATCCTCTACCCGACATATTATCATCATTCCAACCCGTCCTCCTTTCTCCACTTACCCAGTCATTTAAAAAATCAAAATTAGTAATGTTAGGATTTATCTTATCTACCTCGAAAAAAGGGAGGGTATTTATATCAAAATAATTCCACATATCAGAAGGGCCAGGATGTATTCTCAACGAAGTTAATTTAGGAAGATCATTAAACTCCTTTATATACCTATCCAAATAACATGAAGACAATTCAAGGGTTTGAAGATTTTTCATATTCTTTATATTCCTTATTCCGCTAGATTCTATATCCCTAAGATCAAGCATATTAAACATATTTAAATAATATACCTCTGTCTTACTGGTTATAGCCTCAGGAATTACGGTCATTCTTTGCCCTATATTTTGAAGATCGATATAAATTAACTTTTTGGATCTTGACAACTTGTCTACAGGTATACCGTCATTAACATACAGCGTATGGGATACGACCAAAAACTCAAGTCCTGGTATATCCACAATCGGGAAAGATGTCATCTTGCAAACTTGGATATTGGCATAATAAATATCACAAGTAAAATCTATCGACACAGCCCGTTGTACGTCCCTCCTCCCATCAGCGTAAGTATGATTATCCACAGGTACGTATTGCGATCCATCCTCCTTCCTGAACCACCACGTAGTATTGGGATTTTTCTTATGTTGTATCGCTAAAGAACGGAATATAATACGATAATTATCCTCCCCTTGAACCTTGGTCATAGGAAACTGCTCCTTTATTCCATCCCCCCAATCCACATTAGCCATACCGGGCTTTCTGGATCTAAACTCGACAAACGTATTATAAGGATTACCAACGACAGGATCGGGTACATAATTATAATCATCGGTATAATAATTTCTAAGTGCCCTATCCCATGTAGTGAACCACACGAACTTGTTGGATGATGCCTCGTATTTATATAATGTCTTAGCCATTACCTATCTTGTTAAAATATTCTACAATAACATTCCTGTCCAATCCCATAGAATCACATAAATACTCCCCTTCTGGTTGACCCCCAAACGATAATACCTTATCCGTATCATGAGCTAAAACATCTCCATTGCCTACAAAGGTACGCCCATCGTCAAATACGATAAGCTTATATGGCTTATACGACCTCGTGTCAATATCAGAAGATCGTATTGACCTTAACACCGAAGCCTCTGGCGCCATACTAAACCTCCATCTATAATTATTCATAAGCACATAAACCATCTCCATAGGAGTCGACGGAGAGCCATTAGACTGACCCTTTATAAAACCAGAAGGTGCCTGTAATACGCCACTAGGTCTTTTATCAACAGGACTGGAAGCCGAATACATAGTTAAATACAATCCATAAAACTGATTCCTTTCGCCATCAGAAGCATAGGAGGACATAGTGAGATAATTAAATCCCATTACCTTATCATATAATGTTGATATAAACGTATCACATCGACTTTGGGTTGACACGCAGAAATGCATATAAAAGCTATTCATAGACCTCATCTCATATATATAATCCGGTAGATTACTTACATCTATATTACTATAACTACGTGAAGCGTCGAGACTCTCAATGTTTTCCAACCCCTTACCACTCATATACGGATGCCAACTTACAACGGATCCATACCATCTGTTTATATGACTGAAAATTTTTAAACTAGAATTTATCCTATCCACCTCATCCATAGCCGGGCATGTATTAGGATCAAACGATGGCATAGCCACTCCCGGGGATATATATAATTCTCTTAGCTTGCTAAAAGACAGCCATTCCCTTGGATATACCCTAACCCTTCCACCAGCTAAATGCAATATCTCCAAATTAGGCCACATGGAAGGGAATTTCCTTATATTGGAAGCTTCGGTATCACTAAAGTCAATAGACTTGGACAAATTCAGACCTTTCAATTTAGTTAGTCTATTCCAATCCTCCGGGATGGACGTCAACGTATCCACACCAAACTCACTTAATGTTATACGCTCTATATTTACCGATCTCATTATCCTATCCTTTGGTATATCTGTTATGGTACGATCCCCAGGAATACTTATAATTATATTGATAAGGCTAGGCATATCAAGTATAGGGAAACCTACCATCATAATCCTATAGGATTCCATCATCGTAACATCATTGGTAAAAGACATGGATATCACACGCTCCTTATCCATGCCATCATCATAAGTATGATTGGGGACAGGGATATACTCACTCCCGTCATCCTTATAAAACCACCATGGGTGACTGTCGGGATTCTTACGATAACTTATATCCCTTCTCCTGAACATCAACCTGTATTGACCATATATAGATCCACTCCTAGCCTTTACAAAAGGGAATTGCTCTTTACTCCCATCTCCCCAATCAACCTCGCACATGCCGGGAGCATTAGAATAAAATCCTATAGTCTCATTATAATTATTACCATCCAATATAGGATCAGGAACATCATCAGTAGTATCATTCCTGTTAACGCCCCTAAAAGCATATTTACCCTTAGTAAAAAAGGTTATAGACCCTTTATTCGTATCCTTACATATCAGCCTCATACCTCTCCCTCCTCTATTCTCCTGAAATACTCGACAACCGGTGAACTGTCCAATCCCAGATCGTTACAGATATCTATAGCCTCGTATTTGTCAGCGAAATTATACTTACTCATATTATCATCCAATACATCTCCGCCGAACACGGATACATGGCCGTCCTTTACGCCAAGGACGAAAGGGGTGATCCTAGCCTTCCCAGCCCGCCTTGCCCTCGTAAGGGCGGCCTTAGAAGCCGGGGCAGGGGCCAAGACCCATGTCTGCCCGTAGTTATTGGTAAGCACATACACCTTCTCCATAGGCGTCGTAGGATTACCGTTGCTAACACCCTTAACAAACCCCTCAGGGGCTTGATAAACGCCAGATGGTCTCTTGTTGGTAGGAGCTGCGGAAGTATATAAATCTAAGGTAAGTTTATAAAACTGATTCCTGTTACCGTCAGAAGCCGTCTGTGACATCGTTATATAACTCCACGACATTATCTTATCATAAAACGTGTTAACGAACGTATCAGCCCTCTCCTGCGTATTTATAAATGTACCACCATCACGCAAAGTCCATATCCTAAATTCCCTTACCTCATACAACCAATCTGGGAGATCGTCTACCGGTACCGTGCCTGAATTACAATACGTGCCCTGAATCTTATTCAACTTACCTTCTACTAGATCTTGTTTCCATGAGCTACCACTACCCATAAAAGTAACGCCTGTCTTATCATCTCCAACCTTATCCACCTCATCAAATACAGGTATATTATTCCGATTGCTTATAATGTTTATACCTTTTGCTGGAATAGAATTAAAAGCCGGATCATAAGAAGGGATGTTACACCAGTTGAAGTTAAATTCAGTAAGATTCTTCCATTCAGAGAATCTTCTCCAATTAGAATCAGGATTATCAGCGAAATTAAAAACGGAATTACACCCAAAATACTTCAATCTTTTCATTTTTAAAAACCCCTCCGGCCAATTATCCCAAACACCAGGGTGAGAAAAAGACCCCATCTGTATATTACGAAGATTAACGCTCTTGCTTATCCTGTCATATGGGATATCTCCATTTTTTAAAACGGACCTGACCATAGCCAAATAAGTTATATTAGGTAGATTAACTACAGGAAACTCATGGAGGACAATACCCTCCATATTGAACTCCCCATCGATTACGTTAGAGAACCTCATCGTAACCTCCCTACGCCTGATATCGCTATACTTATGTGGAGGAACCGGTATATACTGAGATCCATCCTCCTTCCTACACCACCATGTAGTATCGTCAGGATTCTTTTTGTACTCAATATCTAAAGACCTGAATACTATCCTATAACTACCGTCAGATATCTTGACCAAAGGGTATTGATCCTTTGTCCCGTCACCCCAATCGACGTCCACGAATCCTGGATTGTTTGCCGAGAACCTGAGATTACGATTAAAAGCATCATAATCTACTATCGGATCAGGCACATAATCAGCATCCTTCCCATTATAACAAGGGAACCTATCCTCGTTAACATAAAACGTCACCGAGGACAGGGCCGTATCATATCCTACTAAAAATCCCATATCAACTAATTGAGGTTATATCATAAGACACCCATTCCTTGTATCCGTTAACCATCTCATATACCTTGTTGATGGTCTTGCATACGACAGCGAATCCGATATCCACGTTAGGGAACTTCTCGTTAAGCTCATCTATTGTAAGCTCCTTGGTTATGCTCTCATCCCACTTACGCATCTCCTTTACCTCCATAAGGATCGGTTTACCAGTTGCGCCTACGCTCATGACCCACTCACCCTCACGATTGGCATCCGCCAGATCTGGGAAGATAGTAATGCCAAACAACTCCGTGAGCACGAACTCATCACCGTTCCGGGTAAACGACACCGCCGCTCCTGGGGTCAAGACTACCTCGTTCACCGCCAGCATACTCACCAGCTTCTTGGCTCCCCCTGATACGGTATCATTCAACACGACAGTCACGTTACCCGTAGCGCTATTAACAAACTTGATATCATTCTTCTCGCTATTTATAGCCTGTAACCTAGACCCAGATACGATATTTACGATCTCATAATTCTTGTCGTAAGTGCTCTGTAGCGTCACATTACCGTATTTAGTATCGATAAGGGTAATCCACTTAGCCTTACCACCTACTATCTCTACAAGCTTATAAAACACATTATTCCCGTCAGCGTCAATCCACCTAGCTATAGCTCCCGGAGCGAAATTAGTTACCTCCCGATCTTGGGTATAACTTATAGTGCTTTCCGTAGGCTTATTAGCTAAAGTAATATAAAGACATTGCTCTACGTCAGCCTCCATCTTGACTATCCCAGCACCATCGTAATAATAATCAGGTACGTTTTTATCTCGTATCAACAAGATGGTACCTTCCTTAAGCTTATCGGCGTTAGTAGGATCGTCTACGAAAGATTTCATTTGGATATAGGTATCGAAGATAATCGACGTACTCTTATCCTCTATCTTCTGATTAATATCATCAACAATATCGTTAATCTCGTCTTTCGTATAATAAGGAGATAAGTCAACCTTAGGGCCTTCCTGCTCTAGAGCTTGATTCCCATCCCACCAATAATCGGGGACATCCGACTCGCGAATCCAAAAACTATCGCCAACACGGAGCTTAGCCGTGTTCTCCGGTATGGCCAACCAGTCGTTCATAGCCTTGACAGTATCGAATATATAAGCCGTATTCTTACCCTCAGCTATACGTCTTACGACATCCAGCTCATCCTCGATGTCATCAAGTCTTTTCTTTATATTATCAACCTCCCTCTCTAGTTTATCATAATCATCTTCCTGGTCTATAGCCTCTCCAATAGACATATACACCTCATTAATTAGCTTATTGTAAGTAATACGAGCTACTTTCTCGTAAGATGTCTTATACGATCCGGCTCCTTTATGGGTATTACATACAAAATCATATGTATTCTGATATACTACAGATCCACCGGTATTTATAAAATTATATCCATCTTGGCTCATCGTACCTCCCTTGTATCCGACAAGCTCAAAAGAGCATTTACCCGTGCCTTTAGATCCAAACCATGTAGCGTAGGCCATAAAATACGTCTCTTCAGGTAGGACATCATAATACTTAGCCCTTAAATCCTTCACCGACATCCAAACACATTCCTTACCGGATCCTGTATTATCACCACCCCATTTAAGGACTTCCCTAACAGAGCTATCTCCATTTCCGGGACCAGACCAACCTACAGCAAGATTATCTATGGTGGGAACATTAGAATTAAGGGCTTCCGTCATAGTATCCAAATCCCTTCCAGAGCTTGATTCCCATAAATACCTAAAAGTCACAAAATCGACATCTCCAATCTTAACACCTCCAGTATTACTAGGATATGTCTTTGTGACTAACTCATAATACCATTTACCGTCACGGAAAGTAACCCTTATCCTCTCTACTTGCTTGGGGGATATAGAGACATATGATCCACCAACGGAGACGTTATCGCCATCAACCGCACGGGAAGTCCCATCCTTTGGATCCTCAGGATCTACGGGGGTGTAGATCGTAGCCTGCTTATCTCCGGTGTTGATAATAACTATATAATAGCTATCCCCGTCAAGACCCTCGTCATGAGCCATGGTGACAAAACCTTGCTCGCTATCCGGTCTCCATTCAACGACAACCATATGCTTGTCCATAGGTATACCGGAAACGCTGTTAACGTAGTTGGTTGAAGACATGAAAATAGCATGGTCATCATAAGCCTCATCCACACGCTGATGCTTAGTAGCCAGTCCATCAAGACGAGATATTTCTGTGGGGTCGGAAACCTCGACCCCATTATAATCATACCACTTATATCCTATCATCGTATTCTCACGACGATATTTCCTTTTTCTTATGACCTGACCTCCAGCTAAGGCGTCAATCATAAAATAATCATTACATACTTTAACCATAGCCATTCAGATTAACAGGTTTGACATAAACAAGCCACGATAGTAGCGCCATCGGGGATGGAGGTCAGTGTCGTACCTACCGGGTAGGTAGAAGAGGATGACTCCATCACCGTTAACGACGTCCGCTCAACGACCATATCGTTATCCACCAACCGACTTCCCTCCACATAGAACCGGCCATCGGCTACCTCATAGCACTCTCGCACCGGAACCATATGTCTTTGGCTTTTATCAGCGTAATCGCATATCGTGACCTTAGCCCCATCAGGAATAGAAGACAACTCATCTCCAACACCGTAATCCGGATGATCTGAATATACCACATAAAGCTTGGACTTGATATCCTGCAATGCAGGATTGACCGTCCTAAAGCCCTTTAGATGGATCTTATGCCCCCCGATCTCATAACAATCATCTACATCCATGATATTGAGATCACAGCTAATAACGGTCCATCCGTCTATAACAGATTGCGTAGGTGTAGTATTTAATCTATATGCTGGATCAGTAGACTCTACGATCTTATAATCAAATGTCTTGAGATCAAGATTACCGTTAAGAGACTCTTGCCTCCTGATCTTTACCGTACCATTGCCGGTATCATAACAGGTCTCGGTAGTATCTATAAGCCGATCCATGTAATCCGGCTCCTCGCATTCGATACGAGTAAAATTAGATGGCAAAGAGATATATTGAGTACCAATCTTGATATCATTATCCGTAGAACTCAATACATGATGATTATACGACCTAATATGATTTAAAGGGTTGATAACGTAAGTGGATTTAATTCTTACCGATCCTCCTGGAGTCGAGTAACATTCTATCGCACTTCTGGTAATACGATCATCCAACCTTTCTATGGCACACCTTTCACGGATAAAAACCGATGGGATGCTATTCATCCTATCCCCTAGACCATATCCGTTATCAGACGAGTCCACAATCTCCCAGAACTGGTTTCTTTTCCCAAGATCACCATCATAAGACACCACATGTCTCATACGTATGCTCCCGTTTGATGTCCTATAACATTCCTCGATATCAATAGGCATTCTGTCTTCCATATCCGTGAAATCACAAGACACCAAAGACCATCCGGTAGGCAGGGTGGATATCCGCTGTCCCGGGGCGAAACCGCCGTTATCCGAATCCAGTACCTCGTAGCGGACGTGGCGCTCGTTTGCCTTGGCATCATAAGACACGACTCTCCTTACCTTGACATTACCCTCACCGCTATCATAACATTCCACGAAAGACTCGATATCACGATCCTCCATATCCTCCATCTCGCACACCATGCGATCCCATCCTCCAGGTATGGCATTATATATCCTATCCACGAGAATATCGGGATTCTCAGATCGTGTAACGACATAAACAGCGCCCCTTATATCTATATCTCCATCATAAGACGTTATTCTTAATACCTGTACACGACCTTTATCTGTATTATAGCATTCTTTCCTTGACTGAAGCATTCTATCCTCAAAGTCAACGAAATCACAAGGAACCAAAGAGAATCCGTCGGGGAGGGTAGCTAGGGCGGCTCCTGGGACAAAGTCTGCGTTATCGGAGTCCACTACCTCGAAACGTGTGTATCTGGCCTTTATCTTGGAGTCATACGACACCATCCTTCGAAGTTTAACGTTTCCGCTACCGCTGTCATAACACTCTATATAGGATTTGATATCTCTCTCCTCCATATCGTCAAAATCACAGACTACCCTTATCCAAGTGTCTGGCAAGGAACTGAAGCTGGCGCCCTCAGGTTGTGACGGATCGGTAGTCTCCAGGACTTTATAGCTCTTATCCCTAACTCCTATATTCCCGTCCCATGACGTGAGAACCTCCAGCTTCACCTTACCGGCCGGTGTCTTATAACATTCTATAGTTACCTCAATATCCCGGTCCTCCATATCCGTGAAGTCACAAACGACCTCAACCCAGTCATCGCTTATACTGGTGATAAACTTACCTACCGGATTCTCAGGATCGGTACTTTGCTTGACTCGATACCATTCCTTTCTGGTACCCATCTCGTAATCAAATATCTTATACCCCTCTATCTGTACCCTTCCGGTCCCGGTATCAAAGCATTTAAGCACCGGTATTATCTCCCTTTGGGTCATGTCCGGGAAATCACATACTATACGACTCCATGTGTCGGGTATCTTATCATACTCCGTACCGATAGGATTGCTATCGTCAGTCGTATTCACCACCTCATAATGGGATACCTCCGGGTTCAGGCGGGGGTCTACTGACTCAACGCCCTCGATCTGGACCTTGCCCCCTTCCGTGGCGTAACATTTACTTACGAATATCAACTCCCGATCGGTCATCTCCGCTATGCTACAATCTATAGCTACCCACTCGGCAGGAACTTTGTCCAATTCCGTACCAATAGGCGTATCAACATCTGAAGAGTTGATGATAAATATCTTCTCGGCCAATATCTCACCCTTATTATTCATATAGGTATGGATACGAGCCTCTACCTGACCTCCCGGAGTACGATAACATTGGTTGACGATCGACACACGGGCGTCCTTGATGTTAATGAACTGATAGTCCTTTTTAGGGACCTCGCTTACAAGTCTCTTTACTCCTTTATCATCGAAGTACACGTAACACCCGTCATTCCTCATCATGACCGGATACGTCTTTCCGTCTATGACAACACCTGAGAAGTCATCTGGCGGAACGGAGAAACCCATGCTACCGAAGATGGAAGCCAGTCTCTTTAAATACTCATTAATAGCCGACATAATATCATATTTTAATTCTACTGCCTCAAAGATAACAAAAAAGGGAAGAGAATTGAATCTCTCCCCTTTAGGAAATATATGAACGCAAAAAAGGTTCTTTATTTCGGCTCGGTTACGATGGCCGGGCCAAGACCAGCGGCAGCACCGATCATGTTAATCATCTCCTGAACACCCTCATGAGCACCATAGCGTACACGTAAGATCAAGTTAACCGGATCATCGGCGAGATACTTACCGAATCCTTGAGAGTATCTATGAGGATTAATCGTGATCTGGAAGTCCACATATTGGGCTGTTTGTTCAACACGGCTGTATTCGTTCATGAATGTCCGTCCCATGAAATCCTGATGTTTCGGGAAGCCGTTGAAATGAGCGTAACCCTTCAACTCATCATCCATCATATTGCCGCCAACATGAGTACGCGGGGCTTTGCTGGACAATCTCTCGAAGTGAAGCTGATCCCACCAAATGGGGGATCCCTCATCAAGAGAATCAGGATAACCACCGCTAGCGCCAACGATCTCAACGCTATCCTCTACATAAGTCATTTTATCCATCAAGCACTCTGACGGAGATAATAACATTTCCTTGCCACGGAAACGGATACCGCACTTGCAGTTAGTGCCAAGTTCCTGAGCCGATTCCAGTTTCTTCCACATACGGTTGCGGTAGGACGCCGGAGCCTTGCTGGTGAAGAATCCCTCGAACACCTTGTCGCACTCATCACACAACATGTTAGTATATACCGTTGTCTGGAAGCTATGCTGGCAAGCCGCAGGAGTACCGTAGTCAGTGATCTCCAGTTCCGGGAAAGCCTGTTTGATTTCCTCCAAAGCACTGTTTCCGCACTCATCATCCGGGATCGTGATATAATACTTCTCGGTGGATACCTTGCAAGAACCACAAGCTGACCATGAAGCGGTACGAACCGTAGGATTCTCGCACATATCGGATGTCTTAGCCACATAGTAGATAATAGCCGTAGGATTAGCCTCCACGAAAGTAGAGATCTCCTCATCCGTCAATTTCTTGGAAGTAGCGGCAATATACAAACCTGATCCCTTGATCTGGCTCATCTTATTAACCGTATCAGCTACCACATTAGGTAAAGACTCTACCGTAGTAGACATATCAACGCCGTCATCCTCCAATGAAATGGAATACAGGTATCCGCCCTTAACCTCAGTATAGCTAGGCGGGCATTCCTCGCATCCTTTCATGATAGAGATCAGACGTTGAGTATAGTCATTAGGCTTAGTCCCTTTCTTCATCACCTTATAACGTGACATGCTGCCGTTGATGCTCTCACGAACGATCTTCAATCCCGGGTACTGGGCACGAACCTCAGCCAAGGCAAGGTCATCACCAGTATCGCAAACCTCCATACAATAGAAGTTCACGTCCTCCGTCTCAGGCTCCGTAGCCTCGTTAGTACATCTTGTAACCGGAGTGATATCAATATAATCAGATACCTTACCACCACCAGCGATAGGCTGGTTCTTCATCCTCTCGATACATTTCAGGACGGCTGGCAACAAATCAACCTCCTCGCAAGGATCGCACTCCTCGCATTGATTTGGAGTATTATCACAATCATCCAAAAGGATAGCGTCATTGATCTCAATACGACCTCCCTCATAACCAAGAAGCTCGAAAGCCCTGCCGGCGAGAATCAAGCGGATAGCGATACGGTCGCCCTTGGATACGGAGAAAGCCGTGTCATCAGACACGCCGTTGTATCCTAAGATAACATCATCGACATAAGCATGATCTTTCTTCGGCCAAGAAGCGTAAATCTCGGTGATCTCATTCAACGAGAACAAAGGCGTGGAAAAATCCTTATCATATATAGAGCGGGAAGCCGCTTGTTCATTACGACCGATACGGATCTCATAACGCTTATCATTACGAGGCTTACCGGTAAAGTCAATTACGGCCTTGCAACCGTTCTCGGAAGTATCTTTAGTATCGTAAATACCGATCTGTCCTTCCTTTAAGAAGATGGAGTCGACATCCACCATCTTAGCGTGCGGGGATACGAAAAGTACCCGGTCTTGCGGTCTGTGCAACATATTATCAATATTTTAATTTAAAAATCATTTACCTAACGCAAACATAATCATAAACAACATCACCGCAATAAAATAAAGTCGTGAGTATACGACATAATATAATGTTTACATTTTATGTAAAATAAAAAGCCTACCCGTTTCCGAGTAGGCTTAATGATCAAACTAACGGTGTTTATTTAAAGGAAGCCACATTATCCTTATCCATCCTATATCTACTTAGTTCATTCTCGTTAAGGTTGAATTGCTTGGCGACCATATCCAGAATCTCCTCCACCAAAGGATCGGGCAGCTCAGGGTCGATGTCCGTGGACCGCTCGCCGGCGGCGTTGATGTACCCGGCCAGATCCACCCGTACCGGATTCCGGTAGTAGGTCATCCTAACCTCGTCTGTGCGGAAGCCGTCCTCATACACCACGACCTTCCCGTCACCTATGGTGTAGAACGTTTCCCGATAGTCAAAAGAAGGTTTATTATTATCATCCCCAAGAAGCTCATGGACATTCTCGTTCTTAGCCTCCCATATGACAAAATCTCCAACCTCACATCCATTATAAGAAAACGCTCCTTTTATATTTGAGAACCATAAATAATCATCAGGAAGACCGAATGATGTCGATTCGGGGTCATCAATATGATTGATCTTATTAAGCGATTTCCAGTATACCAGAAGAGTTTGTATAGATCGGATGGTCTCATCATCCTTCCTATTAAGATAGTATCTTATCAACCTATCCTGAGCCTCATTGAACAAAAGCACGAACCTTCCTGGATCAAGCTTAATCCCGCCATTGGCGAGATTCTGCTCATTCTTCTGCAAAGACCTTAGATACGCTTCTTGGATCGTCATCGTTATTCCTCCTTATCACCTTCCCCTACGTCTTCCTTCTTCTTGACATCCTCAACCTTCTTGGTCTTGGTCTTATCGTCTATATTAGAAATAGACATAAGTTCCTCGTACTCATCCAAGACATTAGCCTTTACACTGATAAGATCTTTCTTGGTAGCCAAAAACTCGGCGGACGTACGGGTGTCAGGGCCTATGATCTGACCATTATATTGCAAGCCGGATGGAGTCATGTTAATACGACCGTTACGTTGAAGGACGTTTATGATACGATAGAACTCAAGAACTTCCTTGAAATCACCCTCCAATGAACGATCCCAAATATCAAGCAGATAATCGATGTTGGTCTTCTTCTCGTTCATCCAGTTTGATAGTGATCCGGTGTAATAATCATCCTCCGTGAAATCAGGACGGGTCACGATGCCGATGTACAGAAGAAGGTCGATGACAGCTTGACGTTCCTTGCCACCTTTCTTAAGGGCGTTGATGAACTTATAGCTGATATTCATCTTATTGATCTCACGCTGCTGAACGAAATCCTTGGCGTTGTCTTTCTCAATGAAACAGAACATGGAGTTCATGAAAATAGGATCACCATCCATTTCCTGAGGAGTCAACATGCCAGAAAATACAGCCAGATATAAATAAAATAACTCAACGGTATTAGCCGTGTTATAAACCTTACCCATATAGATCTTGTCTTTAGCATCATCCCAAAACTCGAAATTGGTCTGGGAAAGATCCTTCTGGGAAATATTCTCAAAAGGCTTCATTATATTATTGACACGCTGATCAACCAACTTATCAACCTCATCCTTATCCATGCCATTATAACATCTTGATCTTGGATAAAAACCGGTATTGTAAACTTCTGAGAAATCATCCCACGGGCAACATACGTGAGTAGCATTCTCCGGGAACGGAGCCTTGGCTATATTGGCATCTTGGAAGGCCTGCGGAGCGCTTCCGTCGTGTTTACCTACTACCTCATACAAGGTATCTGACATGATATTGAAGCCGTTTACCTCGACCAATACATTCTTTGATTTTAAAATATCTTTCATTTCCTTTTTGCGTTACTTAAAAAAGAGGAGAGGAATATCCTCCCCTCTAAAAACCAAATTACATATGAAAAAAACTTAGCCGAAGTAGTTCGGTTGAAGCTCGATGATCAAGAACTTGCTGTTATCCATAACCCAAGCCGCTGAAGCTGAATGGCACCAGAATTGCTCTTTCATGCCCGGCAAGGATGATACAATCTCATTACCGTTAGCTTTGTGCGCCCAACGACCGTATTCATAACCCCACCACATGCTTACGCCTTCTGGTTTGATATAGAATACGTTGTTATTCATATTACCTAACTTAGCGTTAGCCGTATTAGGAATAGCGGAATACGCGTTAGTCGATCCAGCGTCAGTGATATTCTCGATAATACAAGAATAAGAGGATCTAGGATACATACCATTCACCAACTCGCTACGATCTGTCATGTCAGCGTAATCCAAAGAAGGATCGTGCTCGAACTCTACATTTCCGATGCCAGGAAGGAAAGCGCCCTTAACCTGAACTGGGCCTAAGATCATAGCATCATTAGTACCGGATATAGGATTAGAAGGCAACATACGGTCACTACCCATACCCCAGCTTAAATTATTCAACGTAGTGAAGAAAGCTTCTCTAATCAACTTCTCTAAGTTGACCATAGCCATAGCTCCTACCTTGAACTTAATCTTACGCTCCGTAATAGGAAGATCTTGACGACCACGGAAAATATAAGCCGCAGCAGCCATAAGAGTATCCTTAGTAATACCCATCGGGCGACTATAGTAGATAGTATAACCACGGCGAAGCTGACGGTAGATACCCTCATTTAAATGGATAGGACCATTTTGATCCATAATAATACCACCTTCTTGCCACATCAACTGTCTAGCTTCCAGCTTAACCAACTCAGCCATACAGAATACCTCCAGCGTGGACGCTACCTTAGCCGTACGTAAATCAAGTCTACCATTAACAGTCTTGCCGATAATAGCCAAATCAGGAATATTACCCTCATACTCGCTTCTCATGGCATTCATACGACGAAGGGCGGTCTCCACGAACTCTGAAGTGCTATTCTGGGCGGCCTGCATAGACTTCATACCAGCGTACATAGTTGTCTCACCCTCAACACCACGGTGGTTTCCTAAACGGAATTCACAAGTCATAGAACCAGCCTTGTCAGCTCCAGATACCTTAGAGAACTGGGAGCTATACTCTCCAAGAGCATGACCGATCTTCCAGTAACGGATACCCGGACGTAATTTCTCTTTAGGGAAGTATTTAACCTTTCCGCCGATAACACGACCCCAATAACGTGTCAAATCACCTTCTGTCTTAGACGGGATCTCACCTGAGATAAGGATATTACAGCCGTTAGCGGCGTCATAGGTGATGACATCATAAGCCGTAAACTCAGAAGTATTCAAAACGATATCAAACAAACCACCGTCAATACCCGGTTTTGGATGATGACCTGAAGTATCCTCAGCCGTAACGACAGCGAATGTCTTTGGAACAGGTAAATCATAACGGAAAGAAGCTCCAATACCGTTAACGGAGATCGTAGCGCCGTTATTAATCATACCCATATACATCGGAACGGGGTAATTGGCGATATTAGAGAACAGATTCAACATACCCAAAAAATTCTTGTCAGGATCCTCATAATACCAGCTCGCCAATGAGCCTAAGTTATGCTCTACGAGCGATGTCTTATAGTTCTTGGCATCGGTGAAGGCAATAACGTTATCACCATTCACGGTAGCCGGAAAACTTTTTGTCAAAAATGGATTCATTTCTATTTATTTTTAATGTTATACACTCTTTGATCCACTCAGATCAAGGAAGTTAGCCTCTATAGTATCATTATCGATATTATTTTTATTCTGCTTTCCTCCCTTATTGCCAGAAAGAAGAGTGATGGTCTTCTTATTGACCTCCATCTTAACCTTGTTAGTTTTCTGTTTAAGGAACTCGTCCTTATTCATCAAGAACAAAGCCAGATCAGCGGCCATGTCCGGATTCTTGATAGCCTCCGAATAAGCTTTATCTATAGCCGTATGACCTTGATTGTCTATCGGCTTGGTAACGAAATCGACAGCCTTACCTATCATAGTGTCAGTCAACTGGAATCCTGAGCTTATAGATGTCTTAAGACCTTTCTTATAGATCTTCATCTGCTCAATCAACTCCTGTTTCCTTTTCTCGGATTTTTTCTTCTCCTCCTCGATAAGGTTATCCATCTCCTTTTTCAGGATATCATGGAACTTATTGGCCTTGGACTCAATAAACTCATCGCCCTTGCCGATCATCATCTCCATATTATCCTTTATCTCGTCTTCCGGCATACCCAACATCTTATAATAATGCTGGATGACCGCAAGCTGATCATTCTTGTTGCTCATATCAAGGTTATCCAACGGCGCCTGAATGTTCTGATATTGGCTTAATAGTTGGCCAACGTTACCACCGGCCTTATCCACCTCTATCATCTTCTTCATAAAGTCAGACATAGAACCGGTATCAACCTTATCCTTCAACAACTCATCAGCCTTATCCTTGATCAATCCCTCCACTATATCGAGTAAATCATCCTCTTTAGTGATAGTAGAAAGATCGACCGGTTTATCATCTACCATAATATCAAGGTTGTCAATACTATCGATAATACCTCTAGCGGCCATCTTCTCCAAAAAAGATTTCCCATTAAATCCTGATACTACATTATTATCAGTACCGCCTTCGCCAAAGGAATCAGGGTCTGGGCTGGTAGCATCGCCGCCCTTATCCCCGCCACCGTCAGCCGCTCCGCCGTCGGCAGGCTCTTCCTTGGAATCACCTATAGGATTACCATCCTTATCATATTTACCCTCGATATTATTCTTATCGCCATCACCGTCACCACGGTAAAAAAGTTCCTCGACACTCATGGTCTTAAAACCTTTAGCGAAATCACCCATGTCATTCATACAATTTCCTTTTTTGCTTTTTACAAAATTATCATTAATCTAATTACCAATTAAATCAAACCCATTATAGTATATGACAGAATCTGTCTCTTAT